CCCTGATGACGGACAGCCCCCGGGTTCCGGTCTTGAGTTGGACATTGAAGATCTTCCCACTCTCGACGGTGACGCGCGGCTCGCCGCCCGGGGCGATCGGGACTCCGAGGAACGACCACGCCCCGTTGCCGTCGGAGACTGCGATCCGGAAGCGGGCCTTCCCTCCGAATAGGTCCGTGAAGATCGAGAGGAACCCGACGCCCCACGGGATGCCCCCGGCGTTCACAGGCGGGATCGAGTAGTTCTTATGCGCGCCGGGACCCGAGGGGAGCTCGGTAGGCGGGACGGCGTACGGCATGTCGGTTCCTCCTCCTGCGCCTGCGGCGCTTCGTACGTACCCGATGAACGTGTCCCACGGGAACGGCTCGGGGTCGGTGTGGTCGCCCTCGTGCCAGGCGTTCGTCACGTCCCGGTGCCCGCAGATTCCCCGGACTCCGGCGCGCATCTGCTCGGGGGTGACCTTCACGAGGGGGACGCCGAACTCCGCGCAGGCGCGGGCGACCACGGGCGCGGCCTGGCGCATCGTGGCATCCGAGATGGAGCCGGACAGGCCGCACAGCTCGAACTGAACCGAGCGCGAGTTCCCGGTCGGGTAACAGCCGTAGGCAACGAGGGCCGTGTCGACCGACTGGACCGTCGAGTCGCCGTCGGTATCGAAGTGCGACGAGGTTCCGTCGGGTCGGGTGCGCGCGTAGTTCGCCTCAGCCTCGGCGCTGGCCGTGTTCTGCGTGGCGTGGATCACGATGATCTGAGTCTGGGCTCGCGTGCCGCCGTAACTTCCGGCCTGCACAAACGGGATTCCGGAGTATCGGGACATGGGTCCAGGTTACGACGGTGGATCTACGGTGCGCCGGCCGGGAATCGAACCCGCTACCTCCCGCCGTGAGGCGGACGCTCTATCCGGTGAGCTTCGACGCTTGACGCTTCCAGGGCCTACCGCACGGCCATGCGACGGTTCCAAGGGGCGCGGCCCTGGCCGGGGCCTAAGGCTGCCTGCGGTAGCCCTGCGGAGATTCTAGGCGAGGGGGGAAAGCCCGGTGCGGGGGATCGTGCCGACGGGTTCGGCGACCCGCATAGGCGCGCGGGTGATCGTGGCCCACAGACCCATAACCACGGCGTCGCCCCGGTCGGGGGAGCGGCCGAGGCGCGCGACGACATCCTCCTTCTTCTCGATCTTGTACTTCGCCGGCACGGCGGCCGTGAGCTCCCACGTCGGCGCCGTGAGGTCGGACAGGAGCAGGTCGTCGGGGGGCAGGCAGAGTGTCGGCTCATACTCGGGGTCCAGGCACTCGCGCAGGAACCAGTACGCCGCGCTGCGGACGCCGGCGAACCCGTACTTGCCCGAGCGGTCCTTCCTCGTCGAGGCGCCCGAGCCGACGTACGCGAGGGGCCACTCCTTCAGGGCGCCCTTCGCCTTCATCTGGCGGAGCCGGTCGAACACCCCGGCGCCGACGCCCACGACGTCGACGATCAGGCGGCCGGGCTCCTGCGCGGCCAGCTCGGCGAGCGCCATCGTGTCGGGGGTCTTCTTCGCGGTGATCGTGAACGCCTGTCCCGCGAGCCGGGCGAGCACGGAGTCGTCTCCCCCTCGGCCGACATCGACGCCGGTCCAGGTCGGGCCGTCCAGGGCCGGGCGGCCGGCCCGGTCCCACACGTGCCAGCGCTCGACGGCCGCCTCGACCCACGACAGGGGGATCACGGCGTTCTCGTCGTCGGCGCAGAACTCGCCGAGCACGCGGCCCTGATAGAGGGCCGAGGTGATGCCCCACTGTTTCGCGCGCTGCTCGGCCCACTGGCGGGAGACGCGGCCGGCCGTGATCGCCTCGTCAAGGGTGACGTGCCGAGTCCACCAATCTTCGTACCCGGGCTTGCGGGAGTGGATGTCGTAGAAGCGGCCGTTCGGGGGGCCGGGCGTCGACATGGCGACGACGTACGCCTCGAAGTCCGTGTCGTCTCCGGCGTTGGACAGGGCGCCCTCGATGGCGTCCCACGTCTCGGGGGGGATGATCTTCGCCTCGTCGAGGATGTACAGGATCTCGTCGGCGTGCGCGCCCTCGACCCGTTCGGCCTGGTTGCTGGCCACGGCCGACGCGGCGCCCCACGGGAGTTTCAGTCGGAGGTCGAGGAGTTCCACCCGGTCGAGGAACGGCCCTCGGCCGAGCTGTTCCCAGTCGAGCATCTTCGCCCATTTGTGGATCTCTGGCCAGAGGTAGACCTCCAGTTGCCTCCAGACGCTCGCGGTCGTGATGACCTTCCAGTCGATCTCGGCGAGCGAGCGCGTGGTCGCGAACCACAGCACGAGCTGACTCATGGTGGTGCTGTTGTGAGTGGGGACCATACTGTCTCCGGCCAGATACAGCCGGGAGGGCGAGCTAACGGATATGCATTGAGTCGGCTCGTCATCTACTCTACGGATTGTCGTTATCGTGCGCTGAGTGTGGCGAGAGCCCTGGGATGCACGTTCTGCCCATGGGTAGCGCTCTAGATGGTAGGGCCGGAAATCGAATCGGGCCGCGATCCGCCACCGTCGACTGACGATGCGACCATTCAGCTTCGCGTCACTCTCGCTGATGCGCACGACTAGGCCCAAGCTACGGAGAAGTTCGGCGACGTCGAGGGCGAGCCGTTCACACGTGAGGGCGATTTCATCACACCCGCCACTTTGGGTGTACCCGTCGGTGTCCCATAGGCCCCTGACGAGCTCGCGACGCTGGGCGATAGAGGCGCGCCGGTAGATCTCGGGAATGTGCTTGTTGCCCAGTACACCCAGGGCGCGGAGTTGCTGACGCAGGCCGGGGATGGAATAGGCCCGGCTGTTATCTTTCTCGCCGTAATTAGTGAAATGCCCCCCGGGAATGCGACTGACGATTAGGCCCGAGTCGGCCCGATTGAGCGTGATGCGGCTGTCGGCTGTCGCGCCATCGCCCAACCAAACTCCGAGCAGGTACGGGTCGATAGGCAGTGGCGCGTTGGGGAGGCTCAGGGGGCGAGTGGTGGGGATGCGCCAGCGGAGTTGGCCACTCGGGGACTTTATGTTCCGGCTCATGTGTTCGGTAGTGACTGTGCGCGTCGCGTCCCAGTAATCACGCCAATCCTTCACGCCATTCGGGCGACGATAGACGTCGATGGCGTTCCATTCGTGCTGCCCGTGGGATTTCATCACGGTGCCATCGGCGAACGTGATCTCGTAGACGTCGGCGGTGAAGATCTCAGACTTGCCCGTGACGTGACATATCTGTCCGTTTTCGTCGAATATTTCGTCGCCGACACGGAGATCCCCGATCGTCGACCACCCGCACGGTGTTGGTATACGCATACCTAAGGGTAGCGCCTTCCCGAGGCCGTGCGGGCCACGTACCGCGATGCGCTTCCGGCGCGGCAGCTCCTCCATCACTTCGAGCTGATACGGCGCGGCCTGGCGCCCGACCGGCCAGCGGATACAGTCCCGCGCCCACCCCGCAGGATCACGGAGGTACTTCCGGGCCTCGGCCGCCGCGTACTCCGCGTCCTGCTCCTTCAGCTCGGCCAAGCGCCGGAGATAGTCCAGGCGGGTCCAGGTCGCAGGGAAGCTCACGCGGTCGCCTCCTCCAGGGCTGCACGTTCCGCCATGCGCGCCTCGATTTCCATGATCTCTTTCTGGATCGCGTCGAGGGTGATGATCTCAACTTGCTTCGCCGCGTCGAGGCCGAGGAGCTTCGCCTCCCGCTCCAGGACTCGAAGCATGCGGTCGATCGCCGCGAGCTTCGGCATGTCGTCCGTGACGGGCGTCCCGTCGAGGTGAACGACCTTGCCGTTCTGTACTGCCCAGTGATTCCGGAGCATGATGTCGCGGGCCGTGCGGTACATCTCCTGAAGGCGTGCAAGGTGAAGCTTCCGCACGTCGTCGGCCGGCGCCTGCCGAGTGGCGATCAGCGCTCGCTCTACGGCTCGGTGAGCAGCCCCCTTGCCTGCGAACCCGAGGGCCTTCGCGATCTCCTCGTACGTCTGCCCCTGCTCTAGGAGTCGGCACGCTTTCGCGTCGCGCTCGGCCGTGTCCAGGCTCGACGCGAACTTGCCCTTGCCGTCCCGGGGGCGATCGTTCGAGTTGCTGGCGTCGGTGGTTCCCATGGGTCCAGTGTCCTACAGATCTCCGTTTCACCGGACACGAGTAGGCCCCCGAATCCGTGAGGATCGGGGGCCGTTGTGCTCGTACTCAGGCGAGCGGGACGGAGATGGTCAGGCTGCTCGTGTCTTGCGCCGGGCGTGCCCAGTCGCGGATTGCCTCGACGAGGGTGGAGATCACGTCGTCTGGCATGGCGACGGAGCCGTTACGGCGGGCGAAGTCCTCGCACCACGTGCCTTCGTCGAGTTGGATCTCGACCACGATCTTCACTTGTCAGCCTTCCCTGCCAGCACGTGAGGCGCGGCCGTGTTGAATAGGCCCATGGCGATATCGATCGCCTCGGCCGGCTCGATGATGAACTCCAGGGACTCGGCGCCCGGGTTCCCGCAGTGGTCACACTGATCCTGAGAGATGATCAGCTTCGTCTGCCCGTGCTCGCTGCTGGCGATCTCTAGTCCTCGGCACATGCCGGGGCCTCCTCCTGCTCGGTGATGACCGACCCGACGACGCCGGGGACGGTCTCTAGGTGGGCTTCTGCCTTGTCGGGCTCCGTGGGCCAGGCGTGACGCACCCGCTTAGCCCGGCCTCGGATGATCGCGGGGTCGAGATTGGCGCCCGCGTCGATGGTCGCGACGAGCCAGTCGCAGAAGTCGAGCATCGCGCGGTAGCGCATCCCCTGCTTCTCGTAGAACTTGGCCCGGGTCTCGGCGACCTCGATCGCGGCGGTGAGCTCGGCCTCCGAGTGCACGAGGCGCTTCTCGATCGAGGTGGTCATGTGCCGGATCAGGTCGAAGGCGTTGCCGGTGTGCACGTGCGGAGTCGCATCCTTGAAGCGCTCGGCGACCTCTTCGAGGACGTCGGAGTGCATCAAGCGTATGTGGTCGAACTCCGTACCCGGGGGGATCTCGTTGTCCCCCTCGGGGCAGAGCTGGCAGACAAGCACGAACCTAGTTCCTCTCTACAGTGATTGCGTCGATCTGGCTCACGTCCAGGTACTCGAAGCCCGGCGAGTGCTCATTCCAGTTGTTCTTGATCAGCGACCCTCCGGCGCAGCACGCCGCGATCACCACGAGGGCCGCGACACTGGCCCCGAGACTGGTCTTGCCGCTACCCATGTCCCCTTCTTTCTTTGGCGTCCCGTTCGGCTCCACTCACGATACAGACGTACGCCGTATACGTCAATGGGGCGACCCCCGAAGGGACCGCCCCACGCCTATCTGTTCAGTAGGTCGTCTCGGGAGTACAAGCCTTTCTTGACTCCCGCATGCAGGTGGCCTGTGTGCCACGCCTCGACGTGCTCACACCAGAAGACTGACATTCGACACGAGTGATCGGTCTCCCGAGCTGCGCGCTTAGCGGCTTTCTTGTGGTGGAACCCCTGCTTGTGGTGCGTCTCGCACCACCTGTACGAGGGCTTGTGTCGAGCCTTCGCGCCGACGTGCTTCACGGCTACCCGCGAGGCGTGCAGAGCTGGCGACCGCGCGAGGTCTGCCACCCCTCGTCGCGGAGGTAGCCCTCGATCTTCTCGACAGTCAGGTACTCCGTAGAGCCGAGCGAGCCCCCGATCGTGATGCAGTCGAGGCATTCGTCGCACTCGACGACGCACTCCCAACGGGTGCCGTTGGTGCCGGTTATCGTCTCGCGCTTGATGATCATGTACGTGATCCCTTCTTCTGAATCTCTCGCTGTTCGGCTTTCCAGATCACGAGCAGGTCTTGACACTCGAAGCACATCGAAGACGCGCCTCGCTCGTCGAAGCCGTTGCCGTACTTCGGGGCGACGCCCCCGCACGCGCGCCCCTTCAGGGTGGACAGGCACTCACCCTCGTTGGGGTGTGGAGGCGGAGGCGGCGTGAACCACTCCTCGGCCTGCGCGTCCCACTCGCGACCATTGGCGCGCAGCTCGTGCACGAGGCCGAGCCAGATGTCGCGCCCGCAGTGCGTGGGGTTGTACCGCTTGCAGTCCAGACGCTTCAGGCCGGTCGACATGCACCGCGCCCCCTCGCACGATCCGGAGTGTTGGACCCCGACGCGCACATTGCAGGAGGGGCACGGCCCCGGGTTGCCGTTGCCGAGTGTGACAACCCGGGCCGTGTCCCTCATCTCAGGTTCTCCCGGGCGAGCCGGGCCAGCTTGGCGCGGTCGTCGTCCGTGAGGATCGTCCGCTCGCCCGTGCAGTCGGCAAGGTGGCCGTTGAGGACGGTCACGCCTGCCAGGATTTCGTTCTCGGGAACCATGCCGGCGACGAGGCCGCACAGGTCGCACTCAACTTGGATCATCCCGTTCATGTGTAGTTCTCCGCTTCTGAGTCCTGCCAGATGTACCCGCCTCCCGAGTGGGTCTCGGCGTCGAGCGGGTGGTGTCCTGAGCACGGCACGACGGTGCCCTCGGGGGCGAACTCCGGCTTGTACGCCGAGTTGCATAGGCCGAGCTCGGCCGACAGCGTGGCCTGGCCGACGAGGACCGGCCTCGTGTCGAGGGCCTGGCGCAGCTTGTGGCACACGTGGTTCTTCACGACGGCCGCCACCTGCCTCCAGGGGCGCTCGTGGTCGAGGCGCATGATCCGGGACCCGCAAAACGAGCAGCGGACGGAGACCCCGTACTCGTTGGCATCGATCGCGAAGGCGTCGGCGTGCTTCATCCCGCCGCGCTCCCGATCGCGAGCAGTATCTCCGTCGAGTCGACGGGGAACCGCCAGTGTCCGCCCGGGGCCCGGAAGGCGCCGGGGAACTTGCCGGCCTGCGCCCAACGGCTCACGGTCTTCGGATCAACCCTCCACATGGCTGCAACTTCTCCAGCTGTCAGAAACTTAGGCTGCTGCTTACCATTCATGACGAATAACTCACTTTCGATACGTGGTATGCGCGGGACTTCTGTCGCGCGCAGGTCTTGCAGTAGCGATGGGCTCTAGATCCCCCGCGAGCTCCGAGCACCCCGTCTAGTGGGTGGCCGTTTGGGCATTCGGTCCTCTTGGCGTAGATGGCAGACGGTCCAATACCCCGAGAAATGTTGACTTTCTGTGGGACTGGTTCTCCGTGTCCGGGATTTACACACGCGCGAACTCGGCACAGGTGGTCATATTGGAGATCATTAGGAATCGGGCCAATGAGTAGCTCCCATGACGCCCGGTGGGCTGCGATGTTTCCCGCACTGCGGGCCCCTCGACCCAAGACCCCATACCCGTCCCCGTCGAGAGTCGAGGTCCATAGCCAGCATCCATTCGCAATGGTCACAGCCCGGAAGACCCTGCCGGCAAAGGTGGAAGAGGTTCGAGGGACCGCGTGAAATTTGTGATTTGGGAAAAGTTCCGAAGCTTGGCTTCGCGTCATGCTCGGAGAGTGCCCCATCCCCAGCAATATCCTTTCTACATCCTGGGGCACGTATAGCTCTGCCTCAAACACGGATGGCCTTCTCTCGGTGTGTACAGCTTCGGTTGCTCATCTCAGGCTCCTTTGCAAGTTGCCGCATGCTGGTCGGCGGCGGCGGACAGGACGGATAGGTCGCACCGGGTGCGGTCGTAGACCGACCTCCGGGAATCTTTGGACTCGAAGAAGTACTCCTCGCAGTCCTCGCACTTGAGCCAGACGGTTTCGTCATCACCGGACACGGTGATTCGGGGCGCGTCCTTCATCGTGTGACCTTTCCAATGTGGGAGGGGGCGGCGTCGAAGTTGACGGCCGCGAGTCCCCTCGTGTGGGTGGTGGGCAGCTCGACGAGCGGGTGCCCGAACTTGTGGGCCAGCATCACGGCGAGCACGAGGGCGTCGGCCTCGTTGTCGTTGGCCGTGTGGCAGGCGTTGCCGTAGCGGTCGCGGACGTCGCGGAGCACGAGCTCCTTCTTTGCCAGGCCGTTGCCCGTGGCGTACATCGCGCGATTGCTCGGCGGGATGACGGCGTACTCGATCTTGTTGACCCACAGCATGTGAGCCGTGATCCACCACAGACCGGCGCGCTCGTGGTGCCCGCGCTGACTCTGCGACTTCGAGCCGTAGGACGGCCCCTCGATCGAGGCGACGTCGGCGCCGGATACGAGCTGGCGCATGGTCCCGATGATGAAGTTCATGCGGTCGTGGCCCTTGCGCGTGCCCGTGGCGATCGTGGTCGTCCGCAGGGTGCCCCGCTCGGTGTCGAGCAGGGCTACCCCGGTCGCGGACAGCGAGAGGTCGAGGCCGACGATCCTCATGTCGTGGCCCACGGGTTCGCCGGAGACGGCAGGATCACGACCCCGTTGAGCTCACCCTTGATCATCACCACGGTCTCGGCCTCGGGGAACTCCTCGAAGTCGGCGAACCCGAAGGACGCCGGCAGGAACCGCTCTCCCGAGGTGAGCTCGTGATGAAGGACTTCACGGTCGTCGCTCTTCAGCGTGAAGTCGGCGACGATCCATCCGCCCTCGATCCGGGCGCGCTCCCCGTACCCGGCGATTCCGTAGCCGTAGCCGTCGACGTCGCCGAGGCGCACGGGGAATACCTCGGGGAACACGGGCTCGGCGTCGAGGGCGATAAGTCGGCCGTCCTTCGACCGGACTCCCACGGGGGCGATCTTGAAAGTCTTCACTTCATCCCTCCGAATCGGGCCACCTTGCCGGCCCGGCGCTGGTCTACGTGGGCCACGGGGTCGCCCCCGTCTCCGGACCACACGATCAGGAACTCGCGGTGATTCGCGGTGTGCGAGCCGGTCGGGTGGTCCTTCTGGTTGCAATCAAGGATGTGCCCCGAGAACACGGTCGAGGCGTTGCAAGCGCGGTGACTCACCTCGCGTTCCACCCGAGCCCTTCCTTGACGCTGCGATAGTCGGCGCAGACGCGCTCGTAGGCGCCCTCGGCCTGGCGGACATCCTCACGCAAGCCCTCGTTCTCGGCCGCGAGCTCTTCGATCCGGGCGTCGCGGATGGCGATCTCGACGTCGGCTGTCTTCGCGGCGGTCTCGATCATCTCGGCGACGTGCTTCGCGATCGTCTTCGCGGCGGCGGTCGGCTCCTCGGCGGCGAGCGCCATGATCACGGCGACCTCGGTGAGCTCCTGGAGCATCTTCAGCTTCTTCTGGCCCTCGTCGGACATCTGGCTTCCCTTCTTTCGGTTCGGCCGGCTGGCCTCCCGTGGTGACTACGTTACACACGTACGCCGTATACGTCAATGGGAATCGGACAGAAAGATAGGGACCCCCCGAAGAGGGTCCCCTTCCTGCGGAAACGTAGCGGCTAGAACCTGCGGAACATGTCTCGCGCGTGCCACGCGACCACGGCGATAGTGCCGATCGCGGCGCCAATGAAGCCGAGCGCGAACCCTAGCCAGAACATCAGCCCTCCCCCTCGAAGTCGTCCTCGTCGTCGAGCCATGACGAGAGGTCCGCGCCGCACTCCCGGCACTCGGAGCTACCCGGGCTCGGCTTGTGCTCGTACGTGACGCCGCACTCGTCTTCGATGTCGCTCACGACTCGCCCCAAGGGTCGGGCTGTGCGCGGCGCAAGCGGTGGGAGTTCGCGTCCCGCCACTCCTCGACGGCGGCCTCAGCGATGATCGCGCATCGCTCCTTGCCGAGGAGCTTGCCGTTGGCCACGTCCTGCCCTGCGTCCTTCAGGCGGCGCATGACGTGGCGGTGGATGCTCTCGAAGTTGCTGCTCATCACGCCTCCTGCTTCTTCACGCGGCGACGGTCGACTCCGAGGAGCTGCACCCGGACGCACTGCTCGGCCAGCCGGGAGACCATGCGCTCGCCGACGATCACGTTCAACTCGGCGGGAGTGAGGTTCGTCGTGTAGATGCTGGGCTTCTCGTCGTCGTAGCGGCCGGAAACGAGGCGGTGGGTGACCTCCTCGGTCCATTCGGTGGCCTTGCCGACGCCGAGGTCGTCGAGGAGCAGGAGCGGAGTCTCCCGCAGGGTCAGCATGTACTTCTCGGAGGTCATGTCGTCGCGCTCGCTGTACGCCCGAGGGCGCAGGTGAGCCACGAAGTCAGGGAAGGTCGTCGAGGTCCAGGTGCCGAGGACGTAGCGGCCCGCTCGGTTCGGCTTCAGGGATCGCACGGCAGCGGCCCTCAGAGCGCCGTAGGCGGCCCATGTCTTGCCGGACCCAACTGGACCCATCACGAGGAGGGATCGGGCCTCTGAGGGGCACTCGACGTACTCCTCGACCCATTCGGCAATCGCGGGGTGCTCGACCGCAGCGGCCCGGTAGCGCTTTGGGATCACCTCGTCGAGCCGAGCGTTCATCCGATCCTGAGCGTCCGCGAGATCAGTGATCACGGGGGCGCAGTTCACATCGGCGCTCACAGGTCCTCCAGGTAGGCGTCAAGGTTGGTCGGGTTCTGGTAGGCCACGTGCCGGCCCGAGCGGCCAGCGGAGGCCTTCTCGTAGCTGATACGCAGGGTCTCGTACTTCTGGCGGAACTTCGCCAGCGACAGGATGTGAGCCGACCAGAAGGAGTCAGCGGCGGCCCAGTCGATGCCGCCCTTGATCTTCGAGACGGTCAGGCCGTCGACGTCGAGCAGCAACCGGGCTGCCTCCTTGTCGCTCTTGGTGCGCTTTTTGGGTTTGCACCCACGGCGCACGAGCGACTCGTTGAAATGATCGAGGACTTCCCGGATGTCATCACGAGAATCGAGCTCGTCGCTTGCGACGGGCGCATGTTCTTTGTGTTCAGAACTGGTGTGTTCCCTTGGTGTGTTCTTGGGTCCCTTGGTGGAGTGACCCCCCTCACTTGGAGGAGTGACTTGATCTGAGCTGGGAAAACTAGGTGTTTCCGCAGGTGGCGACAGGTCACTTCCTGGAGGTACCCCCCCTCCATTTTTCGGCTCGATATCGATCAGGAAATAGTGCAATCCGGACAGTGATCCGTCGGAGCGGCGGCGCTCCCGGGTGCTCAGGATTCCAAGATCGCGCATCTTCTGGATCGTGTTACGAGTCGTGCTGATCGCCACCCCGGCGCGCTCGGCGATCTTCTTCGTCGTCGGAAACCCAGCCCCATTGCGATCGGCAAAGCTCCGCAGCGAGACGTACACGCCGATCTCGGCGCCCTTGATGTACCGCAGCACCCACACGGGGACCATTGCCCACGGGCCAGTTTGCGAGTGGACCTCACCTCCGCACTCGTCGTCATCGATCATGCGCCGACCTCGGCAGCCTCGAAGCGCGCTTGAATCGCCTCGTCGAGCAGCTCCTCCAGGATCTCGGCAACACTGAGCTCGCGCTCGTCAGCGAGCTTTCCGAGGTACTCCCGCTGCCGGGGGGGGATGGTCGCGGAGATGCGAACCTTCCGGATCTTGGCCATGACCTGCACTCCTTCTAGTTTTGGGACCGGGGATGAGGGGGCTTAGTAGCCCTGCGCGTCCTCGATCTGCTCCGAGGTGTCGAGGTAGGCGAAGGAACCGCCCTGCGTTAGGCCGCCCTTCGGGCCGATCAGGCCGAGCCGCGCGAGCTCCGAGAGGGCCTCGGCGGTGTGCCGGCCCTGCGGGCAGGTGCCCTGTCGGCTCGTTCCGCAGGACCGAAGGGCGATCAGGACGTCCCCGGTGATCTCCGTCTTGCCGATCACGCGGCCGGCCTTGCGGATCTTCACCGTGAGCTTCATGTCCTGGATCTTCAGCATTTCGGGGTTCCCTTCCCTCGTTTCCCTTACCTCTTTATTGGACCATAGTTGGTGCAACTTGTCAACACGGGGACACGAAGTGTGGTCTGACCTGCGGTTTTAGTCGTCGTCGCGCGAGCCGGCCGCGCGCTCCTTGACATCCCGGGGGCGAGTACGGAAGACGGGCGCCGGGGAGTGCATGGCCCGGGCGCGGGCGTTGTTCTCCGGTAGACCGCAGACGACGCACCAACGGCGACCCTCGCGGTCCCGGTTCTCGGTGCGCATTGCGTGCCTGTTCATGGCGTGCCTCCTCTCTGCGTTCTAGATCAAGTCTAGGTGTCTGATCGTTGACCTATACGGCGTAGGGTGTTACCGTCCCTACATGACCGACGAGACACGCCCCAAGTGGGAGGATTCGCGCATTGCCCCCGCGATCCGAAAGCGCATGGAGAACCGGAACGCCGAGGCAGCGAATCTGCTCGCTTCGCGCGGGTACACGGTCGTTTCTCCTGATCAGCGTGACGAGGCATTGAGAAATGTCGCTAACGCTGTCAAGAAGATCAGGAAAATCCAGCACGCACAAGCGGATTGGATCGATCTTCTACCCGAGATCGAAGTCGCCGTGACGGATGCGTTCGGCGTTCAACGTGGGACGCTACGTGATTACGCAGACCTCGACCACGACGACTACTAGCCAGAAAGGGTGACGCCCCCGTCGTGAGCGGGGGCGCCGGAAGCCAGCGAGCGAAAGAAGGGAAACTCTCGTGACCGCGAAGAACGTATCAGACACCGCCGTAACGATCATCCGCAGGGAAGCGAAGTTGATCGAAGAGTATGGATGGCGTCACAAGATCGAAGATAATCTCGCCGCCCGCAAGGGTGCGTTCGGCCTGAACCTCTCCCTAGCTGCGTGTTGGGCCGTGTATGGCGAGCCCTGCCAGCCCCGGGACCTCGACTCCCGACAGTCGGAAATCGTCGCCGAGATCCTGGAGATCATCGAGGTCGGGCTCCGCATGACCGCGATCGAGTACGAGGCCCGGTTCGCCGACGCCTACGCCGGGCACGTAGCCCACGACCTGCGGCTCGTCGCCGAGAACCTGGAGAAAGAGATCCTGTCCGGAGGGACGAAGCTCAAGCGTGCACTGTCCCCGTATGGTTACGGAACGTGAGAGGGGGGCGCTGACATGTGGCTTGTCATTCTTAGCGCCCCCCTAGCGCTCGCGGCCCTCGCCTTCATGGTGGGGGCCGCGCTGCGTTGCCGGGCCGAATTTGAGGCCGAGCTCGTGTCGCCAGCCACTCTGGCCGAGCTCTGCCAGCGGTCGAGGATGCGCGACGAGGCCGACATGATCACTTCCATGAGATCGGCCGACATCCTCCGTGAGCTGCTGAAACCTAACTTGTAACTCACCATTGACGTATACGGCGTAGGTGTGTATCGTAGGGATCAGCACCGGTGAGGCGTTGGGGGTCACGACAAGACTCTGGCCCCCTTCGCCCCCGGCCAAACTTAGGAGGTGGACCCATGAATCGACGTGCGACCGTCGCGGCTGAACTCGCCGCCTACGCGATCCGTATCGCCCTCGGGCAGGTCGACGTTCCCGCCGAGCAGAAGTACAGCTACGAGCTCGGCCAGGGCCACGACTACGAAGCGCCCATCGTCCCCGAAGCGATCCACGCGGCCCTGTGCCACGCCGGCCCCGGGGCGATCCTGCTCTGCGACGAGGCGGCACGGATCAACGTCTGCGACGCCTGCGGGCTCGCGATCAAGCTGGAGGACCAGTGATCATCAATCAGCCCGGGGTGTACGACATCACGCCCGCGCATCGACTTGAGGTTCCCCTTAGCCGGGGTGATGTTGCGCTGATCAATTCATCCGATTGGGCGGCTATCGAGGGTTACGCATGGAAATCCAAGCTCGGCAATAACGGCAAAAGGTATGCCTGCGTCACGGTCGGCAGAATCACTATCTATATGCATCGGGTGATTCTGGGGGCGCCTAAAGGTTTCGAGGTTGATCACATCAATGGCGACGGCCTCGACAATCGCAGAGAGAATTTACGCCTAGCAAGCCAGTCGCAGAACAGCGCGAACACAGGTAAGCCCAAGAGGCCGGACGGATCGGCTCACACCTCCCAGTTCAAGGGCGTCACATGGGACCCGATGCGCCGGAAGTGGCAATCGAAGATAACCGTCCTGGGTAAGTGTCGAAGCTTGGGCCGCTTCCTCTGCGAGGAGGAGGCTGCCAGGGCTTACGACCTGGCCGCACTGTCGACGTGGGGCGAATTTGCTCAGCTTAATTTTCCGATCGGAGTCGAGAAGTGAGTAATGATCTAGTAATTAATACCCCGGGCGTTTATGACATTTCTCCTGCCGCCTACCACCGGGACCCGGTGCCCGGGGGCTCGCTCTCGTCGAGCGGCGCCCGGCTCCTGCTCTCGGCCACGCCCGCCGAGTTCCGGTACCGCCAGTTCAACCCCAAGACCACGGACGCTATGGACTTCGGGTCCGTCGCTCATCGGGTCGTCCTCGGCAAGGGCGACGATTACGAGGTCCTCGACTTCCCCAACCGCACCACCAACGCCTACAAGGCGGCCGACAAGGCGGCCCGCGAGGCCGGGCGTATCCCGATCCTGAAGAAGGACTTCGAGACCGTGCTCGCCATGGCGAAGGTCATGCGCGAGAACCGCGACGTCGCCCGGCTCATGGCCACCGGGAAGGCCGAGCAGGTCATCATCTGGAAGGCCGGCGCAATCTGGCGCCGGGCCATGCTCGACTGGATCAACGACGAGGGGCCGGTCGACTACAAGACGACGACGGACCTCTCCGACCGGGCGCTCGCTAAGGCCGTGTGGAACTACCGGTACGACCTTCAGCTCGCCTGGTACCGCGACGCCTGCGCGGCCGTGGGCCTGCCGGCCGAGAAGTGCCGGCTCGTCTTCCAGTCCAAGACCGCGCCCTACCTCGTGCGCGTGATCACCATCGACCCGTACGATCTCGCCGCCGCGCAGGACACGAACGAGGGCCTCGCGAAGGTCTACCGCGATTGTGTCGCCCTGGACGAATGGCCCGGCTACGCCGAGGGCGAGACCACCATCTCTCTCCCCACCTGGACCCGCAGCACCGACAACGAGGAGACCGTCTGATGTTGGACCGCGCGCAGCACGCCTACTTGCTCGGGGAGCTCCACCCCTCCCGGGTCCAGAAGGACGGGAAGGGCAAGTCCCACGTGCAGGCGTGGGACGTCCGTCGGCACCTGATCCGGGCCTTCGGGTTCGGCGGGTTCGACGTCGAGACGGTCGCGATTCACCTCGTGAGCGAGAGGGAGAACGGCAACCGCTTCACGGTGATCTACCGGGCCGACGTCCGGCTTACCGTGAAGAACCCCGACGGGTCCGTGCTGGCGCGCTACGAGGACTCGGCGACCGGGGATGCGATCAATCAGCCCTCGCTCGCCGACGCCCACGATCTCGCGCTGAAGACGGCGCTCTCGCAGGGCCTGAAGCGGTGCGCGGTCAACCTCGGCGATCAGTTCGGGCTCTCCCTGTACAACAAGGGGCAGGCCGGAGAGGCGGTCGTGCGCAGCGCGTACCACCCCGAGATCGTCGCGGAAAAGGCAGCGATCAAGCCGGCGACCGAGGATGCTCCCGTGGAGGGCGACGAGAACGACGCGCCCCCCGCCGAGCCGGCCCTCGACCGTGAGGAAGTCGTCCTCGCGTCCAACGCGGTCCTGGAGATGATCCAGAAGGCCGAGAGCAAGTCGGACCTCGCGGTTGCCTGGAAAGAGATGAAGGGCGCCGAGAGCAACGGCCAGCTCACGAAGCACGCGGTCGAGCTGCTGTCCGAGCAGTGGCAGGCCCGGAAGGAGTACCTACTCAACGAAGGGAAGATGACGTGATCCGAGTACGTGGGGGGGCCGCCATCATCGGGGCGGCCCGCCGCGCCTGCGAGGCCGAGAGGGCTTACGACTGGCTCGAGGAGGCGAAGTGCGGGAAGTCCGACCCCGAGCTGTTCTTCCCGATCGACTACAAGTCGGGGCCGGATCTACTCCAGGTCGAGCAGGCTAAGCGAGTGTGCAAGGGGTGCCCGGTCAAGTCGGACTGCCTGCGTTGGGCGGTCGAGAGCGGCCAGGCCGACGGGGTGTGGGGTGGCCTCACCCCCGAGGAGCGATCGATTTTCAAGAAGAAGGGGAACTAAGTTGATCACCACGAGCGCCCGCGAGATGGTCGCGGCACTGAAGAACGTTGTCGACTTCGCGTCGGCCGACGTCGACGACCCGGCGTACAACGTGACCCGCCTGGACTTCGACGGCGACAGCCTGTACGCCTCGGCCAGCAACCGCAGTCAGCACGTCCGCTACGAGCTGGACATCGAGGAGAACGGCGGCAACGAGGACAGCGCCGCATCCTGGCAGTACGGAATCTCGGCGGAGGCGCGTCCGTTCTCCGTCCGGATCGATGTCCTTACCACCAAGTCGATCATTACGGCGCTGACCATGAAGCCCTCCAAGCTCATGTTCGCCCCGGTCACGATCAAGGTGATCCCGGACCTCGAAGAGCGGAACCTGTTCAAGGTCAAGTTCATCCGGGACGGCAACGACCCGCTCTGGACTCCGACGGCTTACCACGTCACCGGACGCGGGCGCCCCGAGGCCGACGAGGGCGACGCCCCCGAGGTCGACATCTTCGAGCTGATCGAGCGCACGCGCGAGCTGGCCGGCCGCAACTTCGGATTTGCGTTCAACGCAAAGCATCTTGCGAACTTCGCAAAGGTGGTTGCCTACGGGCCTACCGAGTTCGACTTCACCGGGGACGCCGAGCAGGCGCTCCGCGTGAGGATCGGTAAGCGCTTCGAGGGGGTCGTCTATCCGGCCCGCATGGAGCGCCCCGCACCGATGGAGTAACCTGCACAGCAACGCCCCCGGGCCGCGATCCGCTTAGGCGGTGCAGGCCCGGGGGCGTCACTCTGTCTGGGGCGCCCCCTACTTGCAACGCAGCCGGGGGACGCGCGTCAACGGTACCGGACGACCGGCCCTCCCCAGTCGAAGACCGTCCCGCGCTCGGCGAAGCGCCGGGCGACGCGCCCCTCCCCGTGCCCCGAGAGCGAGCCGTCCGGGGGGTGGTCGACGAGGGAGGGCCACGAGTACCACGGCTCTAGGCCGGCCGAGCGCGCCCAACGCCCGACGCGCTGGTCGTCGGCGAGCTGGTATTGCCGGTCGGCGTGCTCGATCATCGCGGGAATCCGGGCCGTCGGCACAGCCAGCGCCACGCCCCACATGAGCATGGGGCCGACGATCCACGCCGCCCCCTGCTCGTCAGCCTTCTTTGCGAGCGCGTGCCAGACCCCCGGGACCGGGCGCCGGGTGCCCATGTAGAACGAGACGACCGCGTTCTCGGGGACGTACCGCAGCGCCGAGGGGGCCACGCGCAGGAGGTCGGGATTCGCGATCGCGTCGTCCTGAAGGAGGAGGTGCCAATCGGCCCCCTCGTCTCGAAGCTCCCAGCCTTTTCGGGCCGTGCGCCACGTCCGGTTAGGGTCTCGGCTCGGTGGCCCCTCGTCGTCCCAACCGACCGGGATTCCCGGGTTCCCGAGATGGCGGTCGAGGTGCGCGACCTGCTCGACCCGGTTTGGATGGGCCATGATGCTTACCGAGAGCCTCACGCGGCCCCCTCCCTCTTCAGTCGAGCTTTCCGTCGCTGGTTTTCCCTATGTGCAGTCCGGCGGCACTCTCGGCAAAATCGAGTACCGGAACTTGGGTGAGTTCCGAGATTCCCCCCCGACATCTCATGGCCGCGCTGACAGTGGGACGACGCGCTTCTTCGCTTCGCGTTCTCCTTCGATGTGACCGCTTCCAGATGTTCTGGATTCGCGCAGTGCCGGACTGCGCACAGGTGGTCAATATCCAGTCCATCCGGGATTTCGCCTACGAGCTCCGCGTAAGCGAACCTATGCACGTAGACCGAAGGGCTGCCGGCGCCCCCGCTTCTCATTTTGGCGTATCCGGTCGACTGGACGAACCCACGCCAGACCCAGCAGGGACCCAAGTCGGGCCGACGTTCAGGGATGGGGCCATTCTTCTCTAGGTGCCGAAGGAATCTCTCCATCGGTGTCCCGTGAGTACGCTTCATGCGTTACCTCTGCATTAGGTGACCGCGCCCCGGGCTGTTGACGCAGCGCCGGGGCCTTCGGTTTACACGTTAGCAGATGTGCCCTTACGAAAAGCGCTAAGCCGCACGGAGCAGCTCGATAACAGCAGCTCGGCTCCGCGCGGACCCGGGAAGCGTGATCCCTCTCTCCTCGGCCACACGGCGCAACTCCTTGTAAGTCATCTCCTCGTACGGCGGGTCGATCTGGACCGGGTTCTCCCGGGGCCACGCCCGGCCGGCGGACCTCCTGCCACGGTGACGCCTCACGATGTGCCCTCCCGTCACACTACTCGGAATTCTGATGAGTATCCGATTCGAGTAATTTTCATAGATGTACGAGATAGCGTATTGAATTGTCCATGTATGGTGCACGTTCCGGTGCCAGTTGCGCGCACCAGGCTGCAATAGAACTGCACTGCGGGGTCATCTATGGACGAGGTGAAATCATCATAAGTTACGAATGAGTAGCCAAGCGTAGTGTTTGGCCTCCAGATCGACATCTCGCCGACCAGGGTCCCCGTCACGGGCGTATCGCGTCGCACTCTAAAGAGGAACTCGTCAGTTGCGACCGAGTTGTTCAGGATGAGCTGCGGCTCGAAGGAGTACAGCCCCCCCGCGACCAGATCAATCGGGTTCATCTGAAGTGAAGTGATGTTCAGTTCAGTTGTACCGGAGGTTGTCTGAAGAGCGCCCGGCGTACTTACCTGGACCTCGTCGAGAGTCTTCTGTGTCGCGTCGTTGAGCTGTCCCGCCGTGAGCCGTTGCCCGGCGAGAAAGGGGCCAGGAAGTGCCATGATCTCTACTCCTTATCTCGCCAGAACCGGCGTGAACCACAGTCGCACGTCGGTGCCCAGTGGCCACGACCGGACGACCCCGTTAACGCTGCGGGTGACCGTGAATTGCTGCGTGATCCCCGTGACGCCCGTTAGGACGTACAGCCTCGCGTGGTTGTCGTCGATGCCCGCGACGACCGGGTACGTCACGGCCTGGATACCGGCCGAGGCGACCGGCTTCGCCCACGCCTGCACGCGGGACGTGTTGGCATTGGCGATAACCGAATCGGCTACCAGGGTCCAACCCCCGCCGCTCGGCGGGTTCGCCGCCATGTTGTTGCCCGGGTCCCAATCCCAGGCGTGCAGAGCGAGGAGCCAGTCGCCGACGGCGGCCGGCAGGATGGTCGTCAAGGTGATCGCGGTCGCCGCGCCCCCGGGGTCGGTGGTCACGCCGTTTAGGAACTCCTGCACGCCCGGCGTCCCGGACGCGGCGTGCGCGACCACGGAGATAGCCGACCACGTGTCCGACGTCCCGAACGTCGCCGTCCGCGTGCCCGTGGCGCCGGACGCCCCGAGGACCTGTGTCGCATCCTCGAAGCTCGTATACGTGCCGTCGGTGAGTGCCGCGATGAACATGCCGCCCGGCAGGGTGTACGTGTCGACCGCATTGAAGTTGATCCACCCACAGATCAGAAGATCCCCGGACGCCGCCGCGACCACGCTCGGCGCCACGAACGAAGTCGTCGGCGTGACATCCTCGGCGTCCCCGGCACCCACGAACTCGGATGCCCCGGCGATCGCGGCAATGTCCGTGACCGTCATCCGCTCGCCGCCGACCTGGATATCGAACGGCGTCTCGGCGTTGTCGGCAGTCCAGTACGGGCCGTCGGTCACCGCGACGAACATCGTTGTGTCGTTGTCGTCGATCGCGACCGCCACGACCGACCCGTCGGTATCCAGTCGGAGAAGGTACTCGGGGGGCACCCAATCCCCGGACAGCTCGGCAACGTCCCACACCCCGGCCGGCGAGCAGTTCATTCGAGGGAACCAGTTCTCGGGGTCGATCGGCTCTTGCCAGCCCTCGACCATGAGCTCGACGCCCTCGGTGGGGTGCTGCGGGGGAAGGTTCGTGAGCTCGACGCGCGCGCCCGGGTCGACCGTGAGCCACGAGTCGATGACCTCGGGGGCGACGCCGAGGTTCGTCGCCGCCTCGGGGAAGCGCATCCCGGGCCACGTGCCCACGTGCAGGCGCCACCCGGCCGCGTCGGCGACCTGTGTATCCAGGTACAGATTCAGCGTGACTGCCTCGTCGTACCGGCCCGACTTGTCGATCGACGCCTGATCGATAACCTGTGCCGACGAGCCGCCCTCGCGCGTGACCGTGATGTCGTTGCGAATCCGGGCGTCGTCCTTCACCGGGGCGAGCGGGTTCGCGAACTGTGATTGCAGGCCGTCGAGGACCACATTCGGGGGCTGGTTGTACAGGCTCTCCCGCGTCCGGTAGATCAGGCCGAGGTTGTCGGGCATGTCGTACAAGATCCCGCCGTCGACGTCCTCGGCCTCGTACAACAGCTCGGGGAGAGTCGCGGCCTTCTGCACGCCCATCTTCGCCGAGGTCGCCGCCGCTCCGATCACCCGGAAGGTGATGTCCTGCTCGCTGCACAGGCGGTTCATACGCTGTACGGCCGTGTCGCCAGCCCACCCGATCGCGGCATTGTCTGCCGAGTTCAGGTCGAAGGCGTTGAACGAGGAGACCTGCCCGAAGCCGAAGCCGTTCGCATTCGCATCCGGTGGCACCGACCAGCCGATGATCCCGCCGATCGAGCCGGCAATCGAGGCGCCGAAGAAGAAGCCCCCGGTCGGCGGGATGCGCACCGGGAACCACACGATTTGCCAATCGATATTGGCCGCGTTCTGCTTCGCCATGAGCCGCACGTGCTGCGGGCCAGTGAAGAACCCGGTCGGCGTCGCGGTGTTCGTTGTGATGACCGTACCGAGGGCATTGCGGCCTTGGACTGTGAGTGCACCAGAGGAGATATTCACAACCCATAGGGCGATCGTTGCCCCCGGGGCGCCCGTCACGTTGAGGATCGACGTTGGTGACGCAGGCCCGGGGCTCGGCACGTTCACATAGAAGTCGACTTGCCATTGCCCCGTGAAGGTCCCCACGATCGGGCCATTCAGGCGCGTATTGGACTGGAGTGCGGCGATCGGCTTCGACCCGGGGATTCCTTCATACGAGGACAGATCGAGTGATCCGGTCCAGCTCCCGGCCGGCTTCCCTGGAATCCCGGACGCGAGCTGAGTCGCGCCGTCGAGATCGTCCATCGGGTGATACGACTGGATCGTCGACTGTGCCGCGATCGCCCGGTTAATCGGCGCCGAGAGCGGGCTCGCCCCCTGCGTGATCCGACGGATGATCCCCGACAGCGTGACGTCGACCCGGGCCTGTCCCTCGTCGAGACCGCCCGGCTGTTGGTCGGAGAGGTCGCCCCACGGCCAGTTAGGCAACCACTCGTCATTCGTGCCCGTGATCCGGTACCACTTGTTTGACAGCTCGGCCGCCCCGTTGACGGTCCACAGGAGCCCGGTCGAGTCGACGAACGACGTCACGCCCGACGTCTGTGCCGTGAAGTCCGCGTCAACGATCGCGGTCCCGCCGATACCATTGCGCACTTGTACGCGATAGATGTCCGCGTCGAGGGCGAAGACCCCCGAGATCTCAGGCGGGGAGCCCACGATCAGCGGAGCCGCCGCGTTGTTGATCGACGTCGTGCCCGTCTGCGTGACCGTCGGCCCGATCTGAGTGAAGGACCCGTTTACCCCGCCGTCCCCGAGGTAGAACTTGATGTCTCGGCCGCCTGCCCCGTTGTTCACGTCGAGCGTTACTCGCAGCGTGGCGCGCGCCGACATGGGGAGCACGGGGATCGTCGCCGTCGCCTCCAGGGCCGGCGCGGTGCCGGTCGTCGACCAGAACAGCGTCACCGTGTGATCGGGCCGGACCTCCAGGCGCCACGAGTACGGGCCGGAGTTGTTCGCCCGGCCGACGATGACCGCGTTCCATCCGTCCGGGTGAAGGGTCTTCAGGTGCATGTCGACCCGGACGTCGAGGTCGTTCGTCAGATTCAGGGAGGAGATCGAGGCGACCTGCGCGTTCGACCCGTACGTCGGATGGAGGAGGAGGCGCGGCGTCGACACGTTGAGCCAGAGCCGGCCCGGCGTCCCGAGGTCGATATTCGGCCAGTACTGCGAGCGCGCGTCGTCGGGCGTGTAGTCGCCGACCGGGTTGTCGAGCGTGTATTGAGTCTCCGTCGCCGAGGCCCGGGACTGCTCGTCGGAGCGCCCGCGCCGGATCGAGAACTCCTGCGCGAGGAAATCGGGCGTGACGCTAGTCCAGTCGAAGGAGTAACCGTCCTGCGTGAGGTCGGCGCCAAAGGCCATCTCCAGGCCGACGGGGAAGGTGCCGTCCGGGAACTCCAGGTCTGCCGGCTGTAGATAGTTGACGTCCGTCACGGCGGTTTGCTTGGCCGTGGCCAGTGAGAGGAAATCGAAGGTGCGGACCTTCGCGTACAGGGCCGTGATCGCGATCGTCGGCACGACCGACGCTTGAACTGTCCAGGGTCCCTGGACCTGCGCGGCCGACTCGTAATAGACCGTCCCGGCCGCCTCGCGGATGCGCCACCAGGCCATAGTCACCGGGTTGTACGCGGGGAAGGCCAGGCCGGACGGGACGCCGCCGACGACCTGATAGATCCCGACGAGGTTGTTCGTCACCACGATCAACAGTGAGTTGTCTTGGTTCGCCGGGTTCTGCGTGAGGATCAGCGGGTACATCTCTAGGCCGGCCTCTTGCACGCCAGCGCTGATCAAGTTGATGTGGATGTGCGAGCCCGTGAGGTCGTACGCCGCATCCGAGACGAGCGTCGCGTCGCCCGTCGAGGCCGCCTTCACGATGAAGGTGTACCGGCCGCCCTCCTGTTGCCCCGAGTTGCCCGGCGAGTTAACCGCGTCCCACAGGGCCGTGTTCAGGCTGTCGCTGCGGAAGTTGTCGACGAGCGCGCCCATCAATGCCACAGCTACCCCCTACGGTCCAACGACGAGGACGTTCTCGCCTACCCGGCCCCGGGCCGCGAAGTTCACCAGGATCAGCGACCCCCCGCCGTCGCGGAGGCGCTGCCTTTGGGTGAGCTGCGCGACACGTACAGGGAATACGTTAAGGGGCGCTGTCGGGTGCTGAAGGTAGGGGCCGGACGGCAGGATCAGAATCCATCCGAGGTCACCCCGGGCGAGCAGCGTCCGAATGTCGTTGCCGTCCCGGTGCGCCGCGAACATCAGCGCCTCGGTAGGGACGCGCTGTCGGCCGAGGCGCTGCTCCTCCCACGGACCCCAGATACCGTCGGCAATGATGTTCGTCTCGGCTTCCCACCCGATGATGTCGGTGAGGTCGTATGTGTCGTTGAGCAGCGTCGCCGCCGCGACCTCGACGTCGGTCGGGGCCTGCACGTCCATGATCGATGTGGACCAGAGGACCTGGACATTCAGGTCGTATACGTACGGGCCGACGAGATCGAAGGAACAGGGAAGCGTCACGTCGACACACCCCCTCTCCCGGATAGCACGACGTCAGGCTTACCGCCCCGGACACGGACGGCCTTCGCGATCGAGCGGACCATGAGCTCGGATTGCGCGGTCCCGTCCGTCTTGATGATGAGCTCGGGGACCGTCGGCGCCGGCTGGTTGCCCCACACGCGGACGCCGTTCGCCGTCCCGGTCCCGGGGCCAGTGACGCCCCCGGTCGGCGTGGTCCCCTGGAGGTTCGCCGATCCGACGTCGCGCGTAACCCCGGTGAGCTGATCGCGGAGGGCGTCGCGCTGCGAGTCGATCCCCGCGCCGAGACCCTGCATGATCGCCTCACCGGCCGGCATAAGCAGCTTGCGGTCTTTGTCCTCGGGGCCTTTCCAGTCCGGGATCAAGTTCGTGATGAAGGACAGCTTCGAGGTCAGGGTCGAGATCATCGAGGTAACACCGTTGATCAGGCCCTGAATCAGGTTCCGCCCGGCGTTGTACAGGGTCGAACCGATGTTCGAGAAGACCGAAATCACCTTCCCGGGGATCTCGGTGATCTTCCCGAGGAACGTCGCGACGAAGCTCACCACGGCCCCGATGATCTTTCCGAGCCACCCGATCAGGGTCGAGAGCGCGCCGATCACCGGGCCGAGGATCGTCCCGACCAGGAAATTCAGGACCGGCACGAGGATGGAGATCAACAGGGTCGCGAGCTTCACGATCAGTTCGATGATCGGCAGGATCGCGGGCAGGAGCGCCGTGATCAAGGTCGCCGCGAGATTCGCGATCATGGGAATGATCGGGATGATCGCCCCGAGGAGCTGGACCAGCGGCGGGAGGAGCGGGAGGAGCGCCATCAAGATCTGAACCAGCGCGTCGCCGAGGACCTGAAGCACGGGCATAAGCGCCCCCGCCAGCGTCCCGACGAGCTGGATTATCGGCGGGAGGAGAATCCCGAGGGCCTGCACGAGCACCCCGCCGATCGAGCCGGCGATCTGGCCGAGGAGCGTAATGATCGGCGTGAGCACCGGGACTAGCCCGGTCACGAGCTGCGCGATCAACTGAGCGAGCGGCACGAGCAGGGGCGCCAGCGCCGAGACCACCGACAGGAGGGCGCTCGCGATCTGCGGGAGAACCTGCGCCAGCGCGCCCCCGAGCACGTTCGCAACCGCCCCGATCACGGGAGCGATCGCCGTAAGGGCCGCCCCGAGCTGGCCAGCGATGGTCGCCGCGAGCGACCCCACGATCGGCAGGAGCGGGGCGATCGCCGCGATCACGGCCCCGAGACCCTGGACTAGCGGGCCGATCGCCGGGGCAAGGTTGACGAGCGCCTGGCCGAGCAGAGGGAGCACGAGGCCGAGGGTCTGGCCGAGAGTCTGGCCAACCGTGGCCAGCGCGCCGAAGATCGCTTGTAGCGCCTGCGCGCCCTCGGCGGTCTTGAGGAACGTCGCGAGCTGGTTCGTGATGATGAACAGGGTTCCGAGGAGGTCGCCCCCGGACGCCGAGGCCGCCGAGAATACGGACCCGATGATCGAACCGATGTTCGACAGGATCGAACCGAGGTTCGACAGGACGCCGATCGCGCCCTCGATCCACCCCTGAAGTCGGCCGTCGCCGGCCGCCGCGTTGAGGAAATCCCCGAACTGCTTCGTAAGGCCGCCGATCAGGCCCCCGAGGTCTTCGAGGAACGGGGCCGCTACGGCGCCCGCCTGAATGAAGCCCGTCGTCAGGGAGCCGACGCCATCGTTGGCCCGCGCGAGGGCCTTCGCGGTCGACTCAAGGATCGTGCTTACGCCGCTCACGTTCTGCGCCTGAGAGGCCGCGTCGGCGAAGTTGGTCCCGAAGGTACCCAGCGAGGAGGCGATCGCGGGGAGCTGCTTCTGAAGGACCGGGAGATACTGGGTCGCAAGATCCTTAATCGCCGTGTCGAAGCCAGCGAAGAAGTTCTCCTGAACCGACTTCTTCAGGGTGTCGAGGCCCGGCTTGAGGGCGACGATCGCCTTCACTGCCTTCTGAGCGCTCGGCGCCAGCTTGTCTAGGGCCTCCTGGAATTTCTCCATGTCGCCGGAGAAGCCCGCCGAGATCGCATCCGAGACGCCAGAGATCGCGAGCTTGAACGTGCCGAGGGCCGCCGCCCCGCCGAGGATGACGCCCGGGAGCGCGGCGACGAGGCCGGCCGCTGGGGCGATCGCCGCGACGAACTGCCCGGCACTCACGGCCGCCGCGCCGAGAGCGGCCGGCAAGACGAGAAGCTTCGTGAATCCAGCCGACGCCTTCGCGATCCCCCCGAGCGCGCCAGCTAGGCCCTTCAGGGAGCCCCCGAACCCACCCCCGAAGGACTTCCCGAACAGGCCCCCCGCCTTGCGCCCCTCGGCCACGAACCGGCCTTCGAGGTCATGAAGTCGGCCGTTCACGTCCCGAGTGAAGGCGTCAGTGTCCGCTCGCAGGCGAACGTTCGCCGTCATCCCCCGGGCCGCCGCCGTGATCTCGCGCTGTGTGCGCGCAGCCCATGCCGCTACGTCGGAGATGAGTCCGACATCGATATCCCCGCGCCCGGCCATGGAACAAGTCTCGCCCCTTGACATGGCCGGTACGCTGCCGGATCACCGGACATCTCAGCTAGCGTGACCATGTGGACCTCTCGACAGCGCGCGTGACCGCCCTCGGGGCGAACAGGGTGAGGATCTACGCGGCCCCGTGGGAGATCGAGGCGACCGTCGACAACTTCGGAGGGCGCCCGGTACTCGTCGAGCTGTCCGTCCGCAACCGCTCGGGGGGAGTCTCCTCGGCCGGCCTCGGCTCGCTCCCCCTCCGGCAGATCACCTCAATCGCGGCCTCTGAGTTGTGGGGCGGGGGCGAGAGGCTTTTTCGTATGCTGGCCAGCCCGTTACCGCGCGGCGCTCGCTCGTGGGGTCCGGACCACTACTCGCGGGTTCTGCGGGTGGCGTCGTGGGCTTCGCAGACGGGGCGTCGGGGCGGGGCTGAATCGGCCGTGTCCGAGTTCTGGTCCGTGTCATTACGAACGGCGCGGCGGTGGTTGGCACAGGCGAAGGAGCCGGGCGCCCTCGACCCGACGAGCTCGGCGCCTGCGGGCCGAGGAGTTGAGCATCGAAGCGGGCCAGCTCTTCGGCGTCGAGATTCCGAGTGAACGTCGTGTACGCCGCGTCGAGGAACGCCCCTAGCGGAAGCTGATCCAGGCGCGCGCCCCCGCGCACGAGGTCCCCATGCACCCGCGCCCACGAGCCCCGGGCCGCCGCGATCAGGCGCAGGGCCGCCCCGGATTCGCGCCCGGCCGCCGCGCCGAGCATGTCGAGGAGCGTCTTATCCAGGCCGCCCCCATCGAGTAGCCCGTCGGCGATCGCATCCTCCAGGGCCTCGGAGTCCTCGCACAGGGTCAGGAGCTCGCCGACGCCGCCTGAGTACAGGGCCTCTAGCCACTCCGACGCTGGGCGCGGGGGGATGCGGAGGGGCGTCTCGCCGAGATGCGCCCGGACGCCGACGAGACGCATCGAAGGGATGGGGTTGACCGGGATCACGGCTTACTCGATCTCGGCCGCGCCGAACGCGGGGATCGGGGCGTCCGGGTGGTACGCCTTGATCGCGAGCACGATGATTTCCACCGTGTCCCGCAAGGTCGTCTGCCGGTCAAGGATCATGTCGTCGAGCCAGTCCCGATCCTCTTCGAGTTCGATCACGGAGTCGACGATCCGGCGCCCGCGATCCATGAGCGTGAAGACCCGCTCGGCGTCCGGGTTCGGGCCGGAGTTCTGGAGTTGCCGGACGATCTTCCGCCAGATCGTGATCTGGTTCTCGTCAGGCAGGCGGACCAGGATGTCGCGGCCGAGGAACGAGACCGTCTTGCCCGTCGTCGCATCGCTGGCCGGAGGGGCGCCAGCGCCGGCCGGGACCGGCGTCGGCTTCGGGATCGGGGGCTTCGCGGCCCGGGGGTTCGCCTTCTTTGCGGTCGCCTTCGCGGCCGTCGCCTTCTTTGCTGTCGCCATGGATGTCATGCTAACTGCCCGTTGACCGGACATCAGAGGCGCCGGAACGTCCACCCATTCGCCGCCGCGACCTCCTGCGCCGCGTACGTCAGGAAGAAGCGGCCCCGGAATCCGGGCCACCGAACTTGCTTCGCGTAGACCGTCCGGCCGCCGACCTCGAACTTCAGGACCGACTTCGAGCGGGGTCGGATGATTCGGGGGCGCGCGCCATCGTTGACGGCCGCCGCGTACCGGGCTGTGTATTGGACCTTCCCGACCGGGCCGCGCGGCGTGCTCCGGAACTGCATAGAGCCCGTCGACCGGAGGTACCCGAGATCGACGGGGCACCGGATCTGAGACCGCGTGAAGACCTGCCGAGTCCCGCGCATGACCTCCTGAGTTGCGACCCGGTTCCCCTCGGCGAAGAGCTTCGCGTACAGCGACGAGCCGTTGATGACCCCGGACATCACGACACCCCCGTCTCTGAGCAGTCGCACGCTGGCCCCTGGATCGTGACCGTGAGCGCGCCTCCGACGCAACCCCCTTGCACGTCGAGGGGTTGCCAGATGCCCGGGAGAACTCTCCGGTGCCGGAGCCCGGTCGGGTCGGCCTGGATGTAGCAACAGATCGCCCGGCGCATCGCGGCGCCGTCATCCATCATCCGTTGAACTACGGCGTCCCACTCGGCAGGCTGCGGGAGGTAGTTCTCAGGGCCGGTCGGCGCGCACCGGACGGCCCCCATCTCTAGAACCACAGCCCACGCGCTCGTACCTTTCGGCACGGGGGCCGCGTCCTGTTGAGGGAAGTTCGCCGACGACGGGAAGAACGACACGGGCCTGATCCATGCCAGGCCGTCGCAACACTCGTTTTCCAGGGTCGACAGGAGCCAGTCGACCACGGTCCCGGGCCGGAATCCGAGGTAGCGGGGGACGGGAGCGCAGTCTTCGAGGGCCGCCGTGTAGCACGCGAGCAGTTCCTCGGCGATCGGCATGACCAGCGGGTCGGAGATGTACACCATGATCAGGACCCCAAGATTGTCATGCGGTCGCCGTACTCCGGCAGGTCGGGGGACAGCACGAGCGGAGGTCGCACCCGGCGCCCGGGGTTCACGGCCCGGATCACCATGTCGACCTCGTTGATCCCGGTCGTGAACTGATCAATGTCGGTGACCTGTTGAATGAACTCGGCCGTCACCCCCTGCCGAGTCAGGCTCGTGAGGCGCTGCGGGAGCGCGCACGCCGCACCCTTGACCGCCGACCCGAAGTTGCACGCGAGGATTTCCGTCGCGCTGATCACGGAGAGCGGGATCGCCGTCCCCCGGGAGTAGGTCACCGCGAAGGCTTCCGGGCCGTCGGCCGGCTGGTTGAGATCCTGACACGTGGGCCAGCACCCGGGGGACGTCTTGACGAGCCGAGTCGCCCCCTGCGCGACGTCGACGCGGTACTCCGTTGACGAGACGACCTCGCCGTGTACGACGACCTCGACGATTTGGGCGACCGGCCCATGCATGACGATCTCGCAGTGAGGCCGGCAACAGCACCGGGTGCCACACCCACACGAGTTGAACCACTGTCCGCCGTACAGGTAGGGGAAGAACATCCCCGAGTTATCGCCCCACCCCCCGGAAGCCCAGACGGGGTACACCCGGTATTGCTGGTTGTACCACTCGGATTGACACGGCCGGATCGTGATCTCGCACGGGCCGAACTGGCGCCCGGTCGCGGCCCACATGATCATGACGGCGAGGTTCAGGGCCGTGTTCTGCTCGGCCGGCGTGAGGTCAACCCAGATGGGGCAGATGTCAGACGGGTCGATGTCCCACCCGCACATGCCGCCCGACCCCGGAGGGAAGGGCTGCGGGCTCGGTACCGGGATGACTGGCACGGGTGGGACCTCCCGATCAGACGAAGGTGTAATCCAGGGGCCATGCGCCCTGGGGCACATTGTTCAGGATCCCCGTGAAGCCTTCAGCTTCCGCCTCTTCTTTATAGAGGCAGAACAGCACGGGGATCACCCCCAGGTTGAGATCGATGTTATTGGGGAACGGACGCACGTTCACGCTCGCGCCTCCGTCCTCAACTTCCGGGTCGTTGATCTCCGTGATGATGGCAGGACAGCGATCCACGCCGCCATTCCCGCCAGAGACCATCGGGATCTGGACAAGCTGGCCGATGAATACCGGATCCGGGGTGGTGGGCATATACCCCTCCTCTTCTAGAACTTCACGCCTGCCATGGGGCAGTCCGTGTCTGTGATGGACCCGACCGTGGGGAGCGACCCACTTACCCCGGTCTGAACCCACGCGTTATTCCAGCCCACGCCGGTGCCCGTGGGGAAAGTCGCGCTGGCCACGAATGGGCTCCAGCCAGCACAGTGTCGCAACGTCGGCGCCGCAGTCTGACCGACCAGCGCAAGGAACCACAGGCCAGCCGTGAGCGCGGTGGATACCGAAAAGGTCTTCGTGCCCGTCGTGCTTGCGTCCGTCGTTCCGTAGTCGGCCACCGCTGCCCCGCTGGGCAGGAAGGAGGAGTCTGGCGCGTAGATCCCCGCACGCACGACGGCCAGCGCGGAGATCCCGCTCACCTCGAAGGCGATCCCGGACAGCGTGGCATCGCGGAGCAACAGGAAGGGGATGTAGAACAGGGCATTGAGTGTGGCGGCCTTCGAGCTTCGCGTGGTGACCACACCACCCACGGGGACGTAGTTGGCTCTCGGGTACATGCCCGCGCTCTTTTCGATCGCCCACTTCAGGCCATTCGTGAGCGCGGAGTCCGCCGTCAGGATGTCGCCGTTGGTGCCGATCGCCTGGCGCGCAGGAGTGTCGTTGGCCGTGGCGACGATGATGTCGCCCTTCGCGTCGAGCAACGTCTGCTGAATCGCATTGACGATCCGGGAGTCGTTGCCCTGCGCAACGGTGTTCACGGCCGTTCCGTACACGGGTTCGAGGGTCCGGTCCGCCGAGAGATCACCACCCCCGGTGAGGCCGTTCTGTGTCGTGATGGTCCGCGTGGTCGGAACCGCGCCAACGTCCGACGCGACGATCGTGTGGTACTCCAGACCCGTGCTTTGGCCCGACGCCGCCCGCAGGTACTGCCCATCGGTCCCGACAGCGAGCCGAGCCGGGGTGTCGGCCGCCGACGCCGCGATCAGGTCGCCCTTCGCGTCGAACAGCGTGCCCTGAATCGCGTTCACGATGCGTGTGTCATTGCCCTGTGCGACCGTATTCGCCCCGGTCCCATATGTGGGCTGAAGGGTCCGGTCCGCCGAGAGGTCCCCACCGCCCTGGAGGCCATTGGTCGTGCTGATGAGCCGGCTCGACGGGACGCCGCCGACATCCGATGCTGTCAGGGTGTGGTACTCCAGGCCCGATGCCTGGGCGGAGTTGGCCCGCAACACCTGCCCGTCCGTGCCGACGCCCTGCCGGACGGTCGTCGCGGCCCCGGTGCCCGCGTACAGGTCGCCCTTCGTGGTGATCGTAGAGCGCTGCTGTGCCCCGGTGATCCGGGCGTCGTCCCCAGCCGCCGCCGTCCCGGCCGTCGTGCCGAGGTCGACATCGAAGGTCCGGTCTGTCGACAGGTCCCCGCCGCCCGAGAGCGCGATCCCGGCCGTGAGGGTCCGGGTGTTCGGCACCGCATTCACGATCCGAGGGTCGTTGCCCTCGGCGACCGTGTTAGCCGCCGTACCGTAGTCCGGTTCGAGGGTGAGGTCCACCGAGAGCGCGCCGCCCCCCGTGATGCCGTTCTGTGTGTTCACGTTCCGGGTGGTCGGCACGGAGCCGACGTCTGCGGCCGTAAGCGTGTCCCACGCGACGCCGGGAGTCGCCCCCGAGTCTGCACGCAGAACCTGCCCGTCTGTTCCCACTCCGACGCGCACGGGGGTGTCAGGGGCTGAGCCTGCGATCAGGTCGCCCTTCGCGTCGATGATGGTCGTCGGGATGCCCCCGCCTCCGCCGCCTCCGGCCTGCCAGCTCACGCCGGCCGCCGCGCCCGAGTCGGCCGTTAGGACGAAGGTGTCGGCGCCGACCGGGACGCGGACGATCGTGTCCGGGCCGGTCGCTGCCAGGATGTCGCCCTTCGCGTCCGCCATGGACTGCGTGAGCGCGCCGAGCGGGACGTTCCCGTCGCCATCCGGGCCGACGTCATCGACCGTGAAGACGGGACCTGCTGGGGCTCCGAGGTTGACGAGCACGCTGTCGCCGGTCCCGACCGGGCCGACGAACACCCAATACTCGCCGTCGGCCGCGTAGAACTCCAGGTTCCCCGAGCCGTCCGTCGTCGTCGGGTTGTCGAGGGGGGTCGTAAGGCCCGGGTCCGAGAAGATCGGGGCGAACGTGTTTTGGTCACCGGGGCCGAAGACGGCCGCGCGCTGATTCGCGGCCAGCTCCCCGGTTGCGTAGAACCACTCTTGTGGACCGTAGTGGGCCATCTCTCCCCCTTCGAGACGAAGGGGCCGCACCATGTGATCGATGCGGCCCCCGGGAAGTGCGCTTAGCTGGATAGCGTCTGGCACCCACACTCGGGGAGCGGGGGTGGGAGCTGAGTCCAGATGTCGAGGAAGTGCTCGTCGTCCTCGACCGGATCGACGAGGGGAGCCGGCAGGCCCGCCGCGTCGAGCATGACGTCGAACGGCCCGGTACCCCACGGGGTGCCCGAGCGCGTCCGGCCCGTGATCGTGAACGTGATCAGGTCGTTTCCAACGGTGATCGCGTCCGTGATCCGGCCGTTGATTGCCCACGGGAGGAGCAGGTACCCGTACCACGGCGCGACGATCGCGGGCGGCGTCGGGCACGCCTCCTCCGACGTTCCGGTCCAGACCTCCAGGCCGAAGTTTCCAGCGGCCCAGTTGTTCGTCCCGTAGGCGTTACCGATGTGGAACGGCGTCGGCGTCGTGTAGTCGTCGATCAGCCGCGAGCCCGTCATCAGGTAGAACAGCTCGGGGTCGACCTCCGCCATCGTGATGGTGAAATCGAACCAGTTCAATAGAGGGATCGATTCCTGGTTCACCAGGGCGCGGCCGGCCGCGTTCTTCTGGAGGAAGCGGTCGCCGTCCTCCTCGTTCGGCGTGATCTCGATCTGTGTCTGTCCGTCGGAGACCGCGAAGGCGCACTCCTCGTACATCGGGAATCCACAGTCGTCGACCCGGGTAACCCGGAAAGTCGCGCCCTGTAGGGGCTTGTAACACCTTGAAGCCATTGTGATCAACTCCCCAGCGGGTCGAAGAGGATGCGACCTGCGCCGCAATCGAAACCGATCGCGTACTCCCGTTCCGCGAGGAGGAAGTACTGATTGTTCGTCCGGTCCAGCGTCTGCGGGATCGGGTACGTGAACACGTCGGCCGAGCGCCAGACGGCGACCTGCCCCGTCACGTACATGTAGAAGCCACCGGTCGGAGGCTCCGCGCCGTCGGCGCCGGTACCGGGGTACCCACCGCCGAAGACCCAGATGGACCCGAACGGCGTGTACTTGATCCCGTTCTTCTCGACGACCAGGTACGCCGACCCGAACCACGACGCGGCCTCGACCGGGGCGTGAATGTAGGCCGTGCCGCCGTAGCCCTCCGTGCGGTACGCGTGCGCCTCCAGGGCCGCGAGCACCGCCTCGGGGCTACCGCTGTCGCCGACCGCGATGTCGGTCGTGGTGTCGGCGAGCGCGTTGATCCCGAGGGACGTCCCGCCGACGGCCGCCGTCATGCCGGTCCACAGGGCCAGCTCGGCCGCTCCCTGCTCGCCGAGCTGAAGGCGCGCCTTCACCTTGTCGATGAACTCCTGCGACGTGTAGCCGATCGAGCCGCACTCGATGGAGGCGGTCACGATGAACGGGAACGCGTCGAAGGTGGCGTTGTCCGGGTCGCCCTGCTTCTCGAAGGGGTAGACCACTCCAGCGGAGCAGTCGATCGGGTACGGGTGCGCCTCTCCGCACGTCCGCTCGACGTAGCGGACGCCCCCGCCTCTGCCGTGCTCCGGCAGGTCGATAGGCCCGCTCGCGACGGTCAGCAACCCGTAGTGGTTGCCGACCGCCTGCGGCCCTTCGACCAATGGCCCGGGGATGATCCCCATGCGGGCCTCCTTTCAGGTCGAAGGGGATGTTAGGAGCAGCAACCCACGACGCCGGACGGGTCGAGAGTGACCGTGTAGAGCCGGGAGACGGGGCACGTCTGAATGACGTTGAACCCGTCCTCGACGAAGAGCGCGGTGTACTGGTTCGTGGTCAGCATGGCGTTGTCGTAGATCGTGTCGAGGTTCACGACGTCGCGCACGATCTTCGTCCAGGTGCCGGCCGGGTAGACCAGGAACTGTCCGGTCGCCGGAAGCGCGGTGAGCGGGGAAGCTCCACCGGGGCCGCCCATGAGACCCGAGTACGCGTCCTGCCAGTCGTACACGAAGCGCGGCATTGCGTGACGGATCGCAAACCAGTCCATGATCATCTGGTCCGTGACGTCGAGCATGCCGAGCCCGTAGCGGCGGGACAGCGCGGCCCGGATCGGGACCAGGAACCAGTACGGCATGACCACTTCGAGCGAGGTGGTCGCGCTCATGCGCTGCGAATACTTGATGTCCCAGATCGCGAGGTCGACGGCCGCGAGGGTCGCCGAAGCCGCGTCGTCGCCGGACGCGTCGGCCGGGATGACGACCGCAGCACCCGAGGCCGTGACGATGCGCGAGATCACGCTCTCGTTGACCTTGTGCGCGAGCGCCTTAACGGCCTGCTGGCTGAAGAACTCGACGACCTCGGGGTAACCGCGCCGCTGAAGCAGGGAGCCCGTGAGGCACAGGTACGAGGCGTCGAGCCGCACGTCCTCGAAATCCGGACAAGGGATCTCAAAGCACTCTTTGATCGCGTCGTTCTCGATCTGGTACTCGGTGAGGATGACGTCGCCGTCGTCACCGATGCCGTTCCACACGACCGAGAAGTTCGGGCCACCGTCGGCCGGGAGCTGGAAACCACCCCGGGTTGCCTGGATCTCCGGCAGGTCGAGCATGCCGTCGAGGCTGGAGAGGTCGCACAGGTCGTAGATCACCTCGGACGGAGCACACCAACCCACGGCGGCCGTGAGGGCCTTACCGGCCTTGATCTGTGCCTTCGCGGACTCGATCAGCGAGCCGCCCGGGAGACGGGACTCCTTCGCGGCGTACTTCAGGACGCGCTCGGGGTCCGAGCCTTCCTTGATCCGGAGGTCGTCCGGGTACTGGCGCTTGAACATCACGCCGCCGTGACGGATCGAGGAACGACCCGGCTCGATGGCGAAGGAGTGCGGGCCGACGCGCGGCGCGGAGTGCACGGCACCCTTGCGCGGCATGGCACCGGAGGGCGAGTACGCGGCGAGCCGGTTGTCGAGGGCGAGCGCGGCCTGAGAGAAGCTCTCCAGGGGCACGCCGGAGCCGAAGCCCGGGACGTCCGACGCCGTGGTCATCACGACGAACTTGTCGGCCTCTTCGGCGGGAACCGCGTCGAGGGTGGACCGGCGAAGGTTGCGGGTCTTGATCTTGCTCTTGGACTGCGAAGCGACGACAGCCGGCGCCTGCGTAGCGGCCTCGACTTCCTCGTCGTCCTCGGTCTCGTCTTCGTCCTCGTCGTCCTCGTCTTCGGCTTCGACGTCGGCCGCGAGGGACTGGCGAAGGGCCTCGGCCTCTTCGCGCTCCTTCTGCTCGGCGAGCACGGTGTTGTACGCGTCGCGAGCTTCGGTGAGATCGGTGATCGAGGAACCGGCTTCGGCGCTCGTCACGGTGCGAACGTAGGTACGGACATCCCCCGCGAGCTTCGCCAGCTCGTCGGCGGAAAGGGACTTAATGTCCTCGGGAAGCTTGAATCCCATGGCTGGTCTCCTGGGGGCCACGCCGTCCGGGCGGGCCAAGACCAGACCCCGGTACACGAAGAACGGTACACGGGGTCTGGAGGCACATCACGACCAGTGGATCAGTTCCTTGACCTGCGGACGCTCCGCGTCTAGGTCGAAGGCCGCGTGATCCGGGAACGACGCCGCGCGCCGATTCAGCTCGTCGGTCCCCATGGCGAGCAGCGCCCGGCCACGGACGAAGAAGTCCGTCCCGGACAGCGGCTCCCCGTCACGGTGGTACCCGATGAACCCGGCGTGATAGGCCCGAGGCACGCACGGGTAGACCGTCGAGAGCTCCCGGTCCTCGGCCACCCGGTGGAGTAGGCCGTCCTGCTCGGCGTTGGCCTGCGGGATCTTCGACTTCGGAAACCGGCGCCGGCAGTACCCGACCGGATCGCGGTAGTACGCCTCTCGGGCCTCGCGCAGCACGAGCCGGAGAGTCTCGCGCCGGAAGCTCACCCCGAGGGACTGGTAATCCCGGTGCGCCCACACCATGGCCGGCTCGTCGGGCGGCGTGGCCAGCACGTTCTGATTGCGGCACGCGGAGACGGCGAAGGCGGCCGGGGCGATCTCGTGCGCAGCCCGGTGGAACCCGAAGTAGTCCGAGCCGACGAAGACGTCCTCCTCGACGAGGTGCACGAGCTCGGCGTTCGTATTGACGGCCAGCGCGTAGGACGTGAGCACGTTGTACGAGTTGCCTCGGTAGTGGTGCCTCGGGAGGTGGGTCCGGACCCGGCGCTCGCCGACCTGCTTCGCGAACGCCTTCACGACGAGGGCGTTCCGCTGATCGTGGCCCCGGTCCAGGGCGATCAGGTACTCCTGTCGGCCCTCGTCGGCGATCGCGAGGCGGGACAGGCACGCGTGCAGGAAGTCGGCCCGGCGCCACGCCGGCACGATCACGAGCTCCATCTCAGGCCCCGAACGGGATGATCAGGATGCCGGTCGCGTAGTCCTCGCTCCGGCGCTCCTCGATGCGGTACTCGATGCCGGCCCGGTCCAGGAACGGCACGATCGCGTGACCCTTGACGACGCCTTCGGACTCCATGTCGACGTCATCGACCAGGATGTACCCGGGCGCCCGGACCATGCGCCGAGCGAGGTAGAACTCGTGCAGGATCAGCTCCGCGTCGTTGTCGGAGTCCAGGTAGATCAGGTGGTACGGCTCCAGCTCGAACGGCTCTTGATCGAGGAGCAGCTCGCCCATGGCGTCGATCGAGTGCGCCTCGATCAGCTTCACGACGCCGAGGAGCCCCCGGTCGGCGAGGACCCGCGTCGCGACCTTCGTGTCGAGGTCGATCGAGGTCACGTTCCCGCCCGTGGCGACCGCAGCCTCGGCGAACACGACCGTCGACCACCCGTCGTTGTCGCGGTAGCTGTCGCCCTCCCCTCGGATCGTGCCGGTCTCCAGGATGCGCAGCGCGCCGTACCGCGCGGCGAGCTCGTCGAGCAGGGGGGTGAGTACTTGTCGGGCCGTCATCGAAGCTGCTCCAGTCGGTCGAGGGCGATCTCGGCGAACGCCCGGTTCCTGTTCTCGAAGTGTGCACGCGCCATCTCCCGCGCCTTCGCCCGGTCCTCGTCGGACCAGTGCGCCACGGCCCGGACGGCCTTCGCGAGGGTGCGGGCGTCGACGTGGGACTCGCGCACCATGCCCCGCCCGGTCGTGCGTACCGGCTCGACGAGGGCGCCCCACTCGGGGGCGACGTGCTCGTTCATCGGGGACGCGTTGGTCGTGACGACCGCAGCGCCGACCGACAGGCCCTCGGTGATGTAGTGCCCCCACCCCTCCGACGTCGAGGGGCACACGTGGATCGAGTGCCGATTCAGCTCACGGCGTAACTGCTCGGGCGTGAGCCGGCCGACGAGGCGCACGTTCCGGGGCACCGGGAACTGTGTCGCCGACACGATCGTGAGCGGCGGGAGGTCGGGGTACTTCCGCCATGCGTCCAGGACGTGCCTGGTCCCCTTGAAATCGGACTTGCCCCGCAGGTGCAGGACCCGGGGCTCGCGCTCGACGGCCGCGTCCAGGTAGTCCCTGGAGGCGAACCCGGTGTACGTCGAGTTCTTCAGGCCGAGGCCCTGATAGATCGTGTGCGCCTCGCGGGACTTCGCCCATAGCTGGCTGATCGTCCACAGGTGGCGCTTCCAAGAATCTTGGAACCATTCCAGATTGAAGATGCCAACCGTCCGGCGCGCGTACCGGGCAAGCGTCGGGTTCCACAGTTCGAGGAAGATCGCGACGTCGCACCGGGGCATCACTCGCTTGGACCACTCGACCCGGGTCACGGAGTGCCCGCGCTCGGCGAGCACTCCTTCGAGAAGGTCCATGTCCGCGCTGAGACCCACCCCGTTGTCGCGGCTCACGAGGTGGACCTTCATCTGACCTTCCCTCACTTCTTCTTCGGAGGTTGGATCTTTGCTCCCGGGTACTTCGCCGCGTACGTGTTTGCCTGCGCCTCGCTCGTGAAGTACCTGCGCGGCCCTTTGCCGGCGGGCGGAATCACGAGCCACTTCGTGCACATGCACATCAGGCGTCACCAACCGCTAGCGCCAGCTCGGCGCGCATCTTCTCCGCGTCCATGCCCATGAGAGACGCCAGCTCCTCGCGGAGCTTGCTCTTCTCGCCCTCCTCGGCCTGGATTTCCAGGAATGCCGCGAAGGCTTCCCGGGCGATCTCGCCGACGTCGACGCGCTGCGGGGCGCCCTCCGGCTCGGGGCCGAAGCTGGCGACCAGCGCAGTCTGTCGCCCCCGGTACGAGTGCGTCGCGACCGGGAACCCGGGCTCGGAGTACAGGCGCGGGCCGGGCGAGAGCGCCAGGACCTCGACGAGCGCCAGGCCCTCGGCGACCTCGCGCCAGTCCCCGGACACCTTGCGCCGGGTGAGCACGCGCATAGTCCGATCGTCGATGTCGGCCGCGATCGGGCCGCACACGAAGATCCCCCACTTGTCAGTGGTGGCCTGCACGTAGGCCGCCTCCGTCTTGTCGTCGTACGCGCGCCGGGTGGCGTCGGCCGACAGCTCCAGTCCCGCGTGCCTTCCCCCGACCGTGATCCGCCCGGCGAACACGGGGCCGTCTTCGGTCTCGATCGGGATGCGGTTGAACTCGGGGTAATCCCCGGACTCGTCGATCGGGGGCAGCACGCACGTGTCTTTGAATCCGACGTGGCAGGTGTGCCGGAGCGCGATGTGACCGTACGCCCGGGGCGGGTCGGCCTCGAAGTCGTACGTGATCGGCGTCGGACCCTTGATCTCGACGGGGGAGACGAACGCGCGCGCCGGGTAGTCGATATCGGCGGTCGCCATAGTGGCCACGAGCGCGGCGTGAGCGGCCTCGTCGGAGTCGAAGGGGCACTCCGGCCAGTCCTCGTACTGCTCGCGCACGCGTGCGTACAGGGTGCACGTGCGGCCCTCTAGGGCCTTCTGATCCGAGGAGCTGATCCCCTTCGTCGCGCCGATCCCCCGGCCGCCCGCGAGTGCGGCGACGCCGCGCGGCACGATCCGGAGCTCGCCGTCGACGATGTCCGCGAACCCGAGCCGGTAATCACCGCGCTTGGTGCCGTCGCCGTCGACCCACAGGAACGCCTTCCCAGCGCGCTGCTTGTCGACGTTGCCGTCCTCGTCGGAGTAAGCGTCGAACACGCGGCCGGCCGCAGCGCCCCCGTCCCACTCGTGCTCACGGTCGTCGACGACGGGGAGCTTCGAGTCGCCGGAGACGGAGGCGACGATCGAGATCTCATCCTCGTCTTCGCTGGTGACGTCGCACTCGTCGTCCTCGTACAGCTCGAACGTGTGGTTCGTCTCGACGTACGCCGGGATGTCGACCAGGGTCGCCGCCCGAATCCGGCCCTTCGTCACGAGGAGTTCGAGCTCGACCTCCGGGTCCTCCAGGGCGTCTATGTCGACGGGCTCGTTCGAGCCGACCCGAACCGGCACGGCATCGAAATCGTCAAGGTCGACGGACAGGCCGAGGACGCCTTCCCTGATTAGCGTCATTGCCGTGGCCACGTCCTCAGCGAGTCGAGGCATTCTCTCGCGGTCGATGTCGTCGAAGATCACACCCTCGACCCAGACTTCGTTGTCCCCCATTTCTACCTTGTCGATCTTCCCGATCGTCACGGCGCCATCGTGGCCACCAATGTCTTCTCGGGGCCACCGCAGCGGGAGTGGGGTATCCGCAACGGTCAGGGCATCCCCGAGGCGCCTGCGGTCCCCGGTCGACACATCGATCGGAGCGGCCAGCGCGCGGAAGCGTGTCGCCATGGTCTTACCTCCCTTTTGACTGTCGGTTCGACAGATCGAGCGCCTCGCCCACGGGGACGAGAAGCGTGGTGCACCGGCACGAAATTACGTTTCCTGCCGACCCGGACGGATCGCCGGGGAACATGAGAGCTTCTCCGCCCACGTCGAAGGGCATGTTCGGCGCGCGACGCTGCCCGTCCGCGAGGCGATGGGCTTCACGTGTACGTAGGTCCGCAGTCGCTAACCAAATTTTGACGAGCTCCTCGTTAGACCGGGCCGCGAAGGCCATGTTCGCGTCGTTGCGGGACGCGTTTAGCGCTCCGAGCGTATTCCCGCTATAATGGGAGCCGACACCAAACCACCCCCTACGAGTAGTGAGGTTGTAAACGTGACCAGAGAATCGAATTCTCTCAACGCGCAAGATCTTATCGACGCCTACCGGTCGGGCTATGGGATCCAGGCTGTTGCTCAGCAGTTCGGCGTCAGTTACAAGAGGGTCCGATCCGTACTCTCCGACGGCGGGGAGCCGATTCGCAGCCTGAGCGCCGCAAAGAGAGCTCAGTTTGACCTTCTCGGAAAGAAGGGGGCGCGGTGGCTTGACCTGGACGTGGAGGCCCTCGCTACTGAGTACTCCGAAGGAGCGAGCGCTTCCGACCTTGCGGAAAAATTCGGAATCAGCATCGACACCGTAGAGCGAAGGCTGCGCCCACTGGGAATCATGCGCCCAGCCGGGATGGCCACCAATCGTGAGAAGTTGGCTCGCTCCATGCAGGGATGCGAGACTCGGGTTGGCGAATTCGAGGCCGAGGTCACAGCGATGCTGAGCACCTTGCAGCCCGTCAAGCAGCTCCCAGTCGGTAGTCGCAACATCGACATAGCCGTTCATCCCATCGCCGTGGAAGTCTGGCTTTCCAGTCTGCGACCGGATAACGACGCCTACTGTCGAGAGCGCATCGTAGAGTTCGGCAATGCTGGCTGGCATACGGCCTATATCCACATTTCCCGACGCACGAAGACCTTGTCCACCCGGGTGGCAGAGCAGATCATCGCCTGGCATGAGGCCGCCAGCGCCAACCCAGCCGCACGCCGTGAGTATCGGGTGATTCGCGGTAGCGGTGAACTGCTCTCCCGAGGACATGTATATCCGGAACGCGTCCCCCTCGTACCGGCGTCGGTAGACGGCCTTGATCCCGTCTGACTGAACCAGGGCATCCCCAGTCAGGCATTCGGTCCTGGCGATCACCACGGCTCGATTCTCCCAGCGTGGCGTACGGGTCGCCGAGAGCACCTTGTCGACCCGGGCTGAGATCTCGGGGATCGCTTCGCCGAGGCCGACGGCCGCCGCGATCTGTCCCGTGATCAGGTTGAACACTTCGTTCGGGGTGTTGGACATGCGGTTGCGGACGCCAGCGAGGTACGTCTCGACGGCCGGGCGGCCCTCCCAGGCGTAGCCGTCGCCGAGGAGTTTCGCGTACGCCCACCCCATCACGGGCTTGATGCCTTCCTGGATGATCGCCGTGATGTTGCGTTGCCAGGCCGGGACCTCCGACCAGACCTCGACGGGATCGGGCATCCCCGCGCCCCGGGTCACGCGGCCGGCCGTCGAGGTGACCCACGAGGCGAGCCGATCCCACACGACCCGGAAGATCTTCCGCTCGGCCGTGGCGGCGTCGAGCGCTGCGGCGAGCCGGGCCGGCAACCACGGGTCTTCGCCGTGCCCATCCCACACGGGCGGGGGCTTCACTGGATCGCCACTTTCAGCGCCGAGGCGAGCAGGTCGTCATGGTGCGCCATGCCCCGACAGAGCAGCTCCCGGCAATAGCCGTGCAGCAACCTCTCTAGGTCTACGGGCGACACGCCCATGTCTTCCGCTGCCGCTTGCAGATGAATCCATGCCCCATCGAGCACTTTGTCGGCCTTATCTGGCGTGATAGGACCAATCCTGGTGTGCAGTTCGTGGCGAGCGTAGGCGCTCCACCTGTTGCGACGCTCAGAGGACGTGGTTAGCCGTAGGTTGGCTGTCTCTAGGGCACGCATGACCAGTAGGCGCGTTGCCCCCAGGCGTAGGCGCTCCATCGCCGCCGACTGCTCCGGGGCGCTTCCGCCGGTCGGTCCCTCGTCGAGGTTGTCGGGCGGACCCTGCGGGGCGGACTCGATCTCCCGGGGCGCGGGAACCGGGGCCGGGGCGATCGCTTCGAGGCCGGTCGGCCGGAATCCGAGCATGGCTTGCACCCCAGGATCGAGGATCGCCGTCGGTTGCGCCTTGATCGCCGCATAGATGACCATGCGAAGCTTCTCGTCTTCGGTGGGCATCTGTTCCTTGGTGAACGCGCCGGCCTTGACGGTCTCCTCGTCGGACAGAAGGCCCCGGTCGTTGAGCTGTAGCGCCTCGTCGAGCCGGTTCGGCCGGACGGCTAGGGGTGCCGTGTCGAAGGCGTAGGCGTAGCGCTCGGGGTCGGTGACGCCGAGGCGTTCTAGGGCGTCGTGCAGGAATCCCCGGGTGAGGGCGTCGGCGATGTACGCGAGGTACGGCTTGATCCGCTTGATGCCCTCTTCGCTGATTGCCCACGCGGTCCAGTGGTTCGAGTTGCCGAGGCCGGACAGGAGCTCGCTCGGGATCTCGAAGGCCGCCGCGACGCGCTCGATCGCCGCCGCTTTCATGGGTGCCAGTTCGGCGGACAGCTCACTCCAGAACGTGAGGACCTTGATCTTGTCGAGGTGTTCGACGTACTTCTCGGGCAGCGTGGCAATGATCGGAACCATTGCCGAGGCCGTTTCCTGATTCTGGATTGGCGCCATCATCGCGCGCTGAAGGTAGGCCATGAAGCCGGCCAGCCCCTCGACGTCACCCTCACCGCGCGGGAAATCGATGTCCTCGGGGAGCAGGAGCAGGCCCGCGCCCGTGAGGCGGGACTCTAGCTCGGCGAACTGTCGCTTCGTCGTGAGCTCGATCTCGCGGAGCGGAGGGATCGCCGAGCGGGTGGGGGAGTCAGGTTGCGCGAGGGCGTTCGGATGGGGTCTCCAGGATCGGATCAGGATGTCCTGCCCGTCGCGCAGGGACAGCGTCCCGCCTCCTCGGGTGAGCGGGCGCTCGACCTCGATCAGCTCACCTTGCCGCGCGAGCTGGCCCGAGGTGAGCACCCACCAACCGCCCGGGTCCTCGCTCGCCGCGTCCTCACCCACGACCCACGCCTCACCCGCGACCGCGAGGTCGATCCCCCACAGTCGAAGGTTGTCGTCGCGCTGGCTCCCGGTCCCGAGCGGCACAGCGGCGAGCCGTGCGATCGCCTCGTCGTCGACTTCCCCGGTCTCTTCGCCGGTCTGGCTGATCTCGGTTACGTACAGGCGAGCCTGAGAAACGCTGTCACCAATCCAGGCAGCGAGGAAGCGGAGCTCCCCCACAATGTCGTACAACCGCCACGCTTCGCGCTGGAAGTCCCGGTTTCCGTATCGCCAGTTCGACCACGGCGAGCCGGGGCCGAATACGACCGGGGCGATAGCGGACGTGAGGGCCGGGGGCCGCTTGCGCGTCGTCGCCCGGGGCTTGAACAAGGCCATGTGATCACCTGCCACTCGTCGAGGTCATGCCGATGACCTGCGCGAGCGCGAGGCCGAGGGCGGGAATCAGAAGGATCGGGTTCTGTGAGTGAAACCAGATCACGGGGGCCGCCACGGCCGCCAGAGGTACACCAACACACCACGGGCACGTGAGCCACCCGTTCAGGAACCAACCGGCCGACCACTGCCGATCGTCGAGCCGAGCCTTCAGGGCGTCGCGCTGCTTCTCCCAGAGTTCGTCGAGCACGATCAGTCCCGCGATGCGGGAGAGGGCGAGCGCGTATACCACGAGGAGGACGGGCTCGATCGGCATGATTCACATGGTAGGTGACCCGGATACAAGTCGACCCCGCACGGCTAGCTCGTGACTGGCGAGATAGGCGGCTGCCCGCGCAAGAAGGTCTTGGCTATCCCGGAAATAGCCAAGGGCCAAGTTGCATGGGCGACACAGGACACCTCTCGTGCACTTCTGGCACGGGCGTCGCCCCGCAGGGTGGCAAGAGTGGTCATGGTCTACCGCGAAGCGAGGGGCGCCCTCCTGCGGGATCGCTCCGCAAATTGCGCACATACCACCTTGGCTGGCCAGGATTCTGTCGTATTTCGCGTGATACCTGGCTTCCTTAAGCCGCCACTTGCCACGATGGTCGCGAGGGACGCGAGATCGGTGCTCCTCCTCGGCCGTAGGGCACGACCATCGATACGCGCCTCCAGGCTTCCGGGGATTCCTCCCTCTTAGCCGCGTTGGGCCGCACTTCGCGCACACCCCAGTGCGAGCCTCGGGGTCAACTCCCGTGATGACGTGTATCGACTTTCTCCCGGCTTCCATGTGGTCAACATACAAGAGACCCCGCACGGGTTCAATTTCACCTCGTGCGGGGTCGATCTGTCGGGGACTCTACTCGGAAGGTGCGACGAGGATCTCCCGAGCCTTGTTGCCGTCCTGCGGCCCGATGATGCCGCGCTGCTCCAGGATCACCATGAGCGCCTTCGCCTTCGGGTGGCCGAGCCGTAGCTCGGTCTGGAGGAACGACGTCGAGGCCCGGCGCTCCCGCAGGACGGCCGCGATCGCGCGCCGCGTGTCCTCGTCGTCGCCGATCTCGACGCCCGGCTCGACGGGCTCCCGGTGCTCGACGATCCCGGCTCCGGCCACGGCGGCCGAGATCTCCTCGTCGGTGACCCACGCGCCTTGAACCCGGTCGGGGGTACTGCCCGAGGCGGAGAACAGCGCGTCGCCCTTGCCGAGCAGGCACTCGGCGCCGTTCGCGTCGAGGATGACCCGGGAGTCCGTCCCGGTCGCCACGGAGAACGCGAGCCGGCTCGGGAGGTTCGCCTTGATCACGCCCGTGATGACGTCGACGCTCGGGCGCTGCGTGGCCAGCACGAGATGAATCCCGGCCGCGCGCGCGAGTTGGGTGATCCGTTGAATCGACTCCTCGACCGCCTCCTTCGCGATCACCATGAGGTCCCCGAACTCGTCGACGATCACGACCCGGTACTTCATCGGGGTGCCGGGGTTCTTCCCGTTGTACTCGTCGATGTTGCGGCACCCGGCCGCCGCGAGGCGGTCGTAACGCCGGTCCATGTCGGCGCACACGTCCTCCAGGGCCGAGGAGGCGCGCCGGGCGTCCGTGATGATCGAGCAAATCAGGTGAGGCACGGTCGCGTACGCCGTGAACTCGACCTTCTTCGGGTCGATCAGGAGGAGCTCCACCTGCTCGGGCGTGGCCCGGGTGATCAGCGAGACGAGGAAGGTGTGCAGGCACGCCGACTTGCCCCCGCCCGTCTGGCCCGCGACGAGGATGTGAGGCATCTCCGCGAGGTTGGGCGTGACGGGCGTGCCGTCCATGGCCCGGCCGAGGGCGACGATCAGCGGGTGAGGGTCGGCGACCGAGGCGAGCAGGGGCGCGAACGGCACGAGCTCGGGGTCGGCACGCGGGATCTCGATCCCCACGACGCCCTTCTCGCCCGGGATCGGAACCAGGATCGAGATCTTGTCGGTCCCCATGGCGAGCCGGATCTCGGTCGCGCACTTCTCGACCTTCTCGGCCTTCGTGGCCGCGCCGAGCTTCACCCGGTACCGCGTGATCTTCGGGCCGACGACCGCGCCGATCAGGGTCGCGTCGACGTCGCACTTCGCGAAGACCGCGCGGAGGTCCCGGGCCTGCTCGCTGGCCAACGGGTCAACCACGACCACGGGGGCGACGGTCGGCCGGGCCGTTCCTGCGGGCGCGATCCCGGTCGCGTACCAGACCCCGCGCGCGAGCCAGCGGGGTACAGAAAGGGCGACGCCCCCGATCTTGTAGACCGAGGGCGCCTTCTTCTGCCTGCTCACTTGCCCCCCTTCCAAGGAAGCCGGAAACCTCTTTTCGGACCCCTCTCGGGGGCCTCTTTCAGGGCCTCGGTAGGGGGTGTGACCTGCGAATTCTCGGGTTGGGTACCGAATTCGGCCTCCCGAGAGAAGGGGTCCACGATCTTCCCCTCCTTCTTCGCCTTGATGCGTTCGAGGATCTTCATCACGAGCAGGAACCCACCCCCGGTGAGCACGAGCGCCCCGAGCTTCCCCCACCCGGGGGCGTGGGCCGAGGCGTCGGCCGCGAGAAGCGTGATCGAGTTCATCAGTTGACCCCCATGAGTCCGGGCACGAAGGCCGCGATCGCGGCACAGGTGGTTACGAAGGTGTGCAGGATGTCGCCGATCCACCCGCCCACGAGGTCCGAGAACAACGCGAGGATGATCGCGGAACCCCACAGCTTGTGATTCAGGCGCGCGCTGGCCTGCGTGTCGAACGTGAGCTCGGCGAACTTGCCGAACTTCGCGGTCGCCTTCTTCGGGAGCAGCACACCAACCGTGAGGATGGCGACGGCCACGACGCCCATCGACAGGATCGCCTCGGTCGCGGCCCCTGCGATGTACGCGCCCCCGGTCATGGCCTTGAGGCTGTCGACAAGCTTGCTGACCTGCGCGACCGTGGCGTTATCGAGCGGGCTTCCATTGAAGCCCTCGTATATCGCCCCGGTCGCAATGGCCCATGCCACGCGGTCGGTGAACGCGTTCGGGCCGACCCGTAGAGCGTCGAGGATCAGCGCCGAAAGCAGCGCGACCGCGACGCCGGTAGGGGTCATAAGGTGTTCCATTTCGCTCCTTTCGTCACTCTGAGACGGGCGGATAGAAGCTGAGGGTCTGTCCTGTTTCCTCGTCGATCGCTTCTATCCGGCAGTGCTTCACGTCGCGAGGGTGAACCCCCGCCGCTTGACACATCCGCGCGAGCATCTGGTCCATGTAGAAATGGGCGTGCTGTAGCCCGGGACCCGTCACGAGGTCCAGAGAGACGATGGTCTTCTGGTCCTTCAGGAGACGCTGATATGAGCGGAAGAGCCGGAGTTCGTAGCGGCGGAGATTCATCTCGAATCCTTCTGGTTAGGCGTCGCCCCGAGTGGGGGCGGTGCGGGCGAAGTGCCACTCGGCGACACGAATGAACCCGATGGTTCCGGCGACGACGAGGGCGATAGTGGAGATCATGAAAGCGGTTCCGAACGTGCCGTGCTCGAAGCTGCGGGCGACGGTTCCGGCGCCGGCCGCTCCACTGATGACGGCGACGGCGTTGATGATCGTGCGGCTCATGACGTGCTCCTTCTGGTCTGGTCTTCTGGATTCTGGCGGGACTTCTGGCTAGTTCCGACGCCCGAACTTCTGCTCGGCGTTGGGGGTCTGTTGGGCCGGCTGTTGAACCGGCTTCCCGTTGACCTTCCCGCCTACCGCCTTGACCTCAACCTGACGCTCTGCACGTGCCATGATGGGTACCTCCGGTCTGTCGGGCCGGTCGGGGAGCGGAGTCTGTGAGGGTCTTCCGCTCCCCTTCTTCGTGCCTTCACCATAGCAGTACGTACGCCCTATACGTCAAGCGTTCCCGGAAGAATCCTTCTGGTGTGCCCTTCTGGCCCTTCTGGCGCGCCTTCTGTCCATGCTCAGGAGGTAGTGCAGGACGCTCACGGCGCCTATGCAGAACACGGGCAGGCACGACACGAAGATCGTTACCTCGTTCGGGGCCTTCGTCTGGCCAGAAGTCGCCAGGAGGTGATAGGCCACCTGCCCGAACGCGCCGAGGATCAGGGCCACGAACCCCGAGATCGCCGCGAAGACCCGCGTGCGCTTCGAGCCCCGGCCGTTGAGGAACGACCGCAGCGCGTAGCCCGCGTACGCCTCGATCCCGAGAGGGAGGGCGATCGCGGTATTCAGGGACAGGAGCGCCGTCCCGTCATCCCGAGTGAAGCCCGGCAGAAGGTCCATGGTTCCGAACCCGGTCATCTTGCCGAGGCCCACCCACCCGGACCAGACGGCGACGAAGGCCGAGGCGGCGACGATCAGAATGGGCCAGCCCCGTTCCGGAAGGTCCTCCTCGTCGGCTTCCGGCAGGTCCTCTGTCCGCTTCTGGCGCCAGTTCTGGAAGCGCTGCCAGGCGGAAGGCTTCTTCTGCTCGTCTTCCGTTGCGGGTTCCGGGGCTTCTGCCAACGGTTCCGGGGTTTCTGTTGGGGCGCTCTGCTCCGGAGGGGTCGGAAGGGTCTCGGCTTCCGGGGCTTCCGACTCGTCTTCTGTCTCTTCTGGCGCGGCGCACGGGAGGTAGGGGATGAGCTTCTGGATTCTGTATTGCTTCTGGGGGCCGCACTTCGCGCCAGAAGGTGACGGGTACAGCTCATCCACGACGGCGCCGATCGCGGCGGGACCGATCGCCTTCGGGACGGTCCAGTCAACGCCGGCCTTCTGGGCATCCTGCCGGAGCCGAGCGACGACAGCCTCGTCTTCTGTATCCCAGAAGAGGGGACGCTCCTCGCCTGGAATCTCGATCTTCTGCTTAGCATTGGTCACGGCCGGGCCTCCTGTCCGAGGTTCTGGCTCGGTTCCGGGGGGCGCGTTGCGGGCGTTCCCTCGGAGCCTTTAACTTATAGGGTGTAAGTACCCTAGCAGAAGGTGCCAGAAGGGAACCGGAATGGCTCAGAAGGTGAAGGTTCAGCTCGCGGCGTACGGCGAGACGAACCAGAAGATCGAGGGCACGGACTACGAGTACGAGGTCGAGCAGGAGGAGTTGCGTCTTCTGGCTATTCCGGAGGGCTACACGTGGCCAGAAGGGACCCGGTACCTCGGGTTCTGGCTGCCGGACTTCTCGCAGATGTTTATCAAGATCGTGCCGGTCGACCCGGCCGAGGAGCTCAACGACAACCCGATGGGCGTCGCCCAGTAGCTACCGGACAGCAGAGAGCCCCCGACCGGAACCGGAATCGGGGGCTCTCTTCGTGGGGGTCGTGCGCCGTAGGGGGAGCCTACTCGCTCTCGACCCGGATCGGGGGGAGGTTGCTCGGCGGGAGCACCTGCCGAGCGATGTACGACAGGCCGGCCGTGAGCGCCGACTTGCCGGCCAACGCCAGAAGCGTGAGCCAGAAGCCGCCCGACCAAGCGAAGTCGGAGCCGTTGACGGCCGGGACGACGACGAGCAGGACGGCCGCGATCACGTCCGCGAGCAGCCCTTGCACGAGGGTGCGGAACGCCCGGGTTCGGGCGTCTAGCTTCGGGTCCATCGGTCCCCCTCGGTAGATCCCTGAGCGTGAGTGCTCACCCACCATTATTCCTCCTGGCTCGTCGGGCGCGTGCGCCATCGTTCGTGCATATCTTGCACCTCCGACGCCCGTCTTTCCGGGCGCTCAGATTGTCGCCTTCGAGCGGGTGGCCACGAAGGCAGATGTTCTCTCGGTGGGCGACCATGTAGATCCCATCACCTCGAATCAAGTTGGTGCCCCAAGTCACGGGCTCTAGGTGATCGGGGTTAACGCACGACCGCACCCGGCATAGGTGGTCGAGGGCTAGGCCGTCCGGAATCGGCCCTCGGTAAGTCATATAGGAAAATCGGTGAGCGAGGTACCGAACCTTCTCGTATCGAAGAGTTCCGTATCCGTCCGGATTCTTGTACTTAAGCCAAAGCCAGCATCCGTTGTCGTCGACAGTGCTGGCTTTGGCTATGCGTTCCTCGGCGGTCAAGTTAAGCGGCATTCGCCCACGGTATCACACTCCTATACCGCTTCGCCTATGAGCCATTGCTCAACGGTGGTCCCGAGCTTCTCGGCCGCATCTTGGGGAGTTGCCGCGCCCGGCACTGCGTCGAGCAATGCGAGGCACCCGTCGAGCTGGGAAAGGATCACGTCGTATGCGCGCTTTCCCGTGAGCGCCACATTCCTTTTAGCGAGCAGCTCATCACGGCTCATCATCTGGAATAGGGCCTGAGTGTGGTACGCCTTTCCCTCCCCGTCGTATCGCTTCACGCCGAGGTATGCCGTCTTCGTTATCAGGCGCCCGTCGTGGGATACCGCGACCGTGCGACCCTCCTTCATGACGGCCTTCAGGATGTACGCGGCGCCGCGCTGCTCGCAGTCGAGGAGCACGCGGCGAGCCCAGTCGGTACCGCTATCGCGCTCCATGCGTAATAGGCGAAGGAATTCCTCTGAGCGGTCGCCGCTCTTTTCCTTCGTGTTGTACACGTGTTGCGCAAGCTCGTCGAGTTCCCGCTTCTCTTGCGCGGTCAGAAAGTATTTCAAGCCTTCCCTCCTTTAACCATCCGCAAGCCGGACTTGCGGAAGCCGATCACCCTTTCCATGAATTCGCTCATGGATTTAATGGTGTGCTCCAGCGTGGCTATTTCCTCATTCGAGGCGAGCTCGGCGACTTGACCCGGGCTGAATTTCAGGAACTCCGTCGAGCGCGTTAGCTGCTTCAGGAATTCGTGCATGTATTGGTTGACCTCGACCCGGGCCACGGCTTCCGAGTAGCGCTCGTCGTTGACGACCTCGGGCGCTGGTAGCGGCGTGAAGGGGTCGAGGCGTGATGCCTCCGTGCGCTGAGCGGCGCGTTCCTCCTGTAGGGTATGCATCCTCTGCTCAGGGGTGCGCAGGCAGTAGGGGCACCCCCCCACCTTGTCGACCGTGGCGACCAGGGAGACATGGGAGGGGTCGGCGGGGCAGCGCCACGAGAACGGGTCGAGCTCTACGACGTTCATCTTCTCGGGCTGCACGGCCTCGCGGATCGCTGCTGCGGTCGGCTTCCCGTCCGTGATCTCGACGACCTTCTGCCACACCTCGGCGCGCTGCCCCTCGGGGACCTTCCCAAGTTCGCGGGTCTGGCGCTCGTTGGGTAGTTGATCTCTGTCTACCATGGTAGACGAAGATCCAATTACTTCACGAACGATCTCGGCGTGATTCAGCATCTGGTACGCCCGGGGTCTGGACACTTGGAACTCTTCAATCGCGTACTCGAGCCACGACGAGTAACCCAGCGCGTCCCACGCCCCACTTTCATAGGTGGCAAGGAATAGCACGGCGGTCTGCTTATAGGAGTCCCGGGCTCGATTGGTCAACCCCCGAGCTTCCTCCGGAGAGATGCTCGCCCTCGGCTCGATCTCGCTCATGCCTTCCCACCAATCTGGCCCACGTAGAAGGCCCTCATCTGTCGTTCGTAGTGTCGGCGCGCGGCCGAGTTCGCTATGCCGTTAGCGGCCCACACGCAGGGCCAGACGACGAGCCACGCACCGCAGGTGAAGAGCGAGGCGAGCAGGTGGAATGTGTGCGACGTGTGCCGGTAGATCGGCGGCGTCGGCGATGGGGGCATGCTGCCCTCCGAGCGGACGGGACTTAGGACGGGACGGCCCGGCACCCCCCGTCCTTCCGGGCGCCGGGCCGCGCGTACAGCGTATACGTTACTTGCCGAAGATGCCCCATAGGCCGCCCACGATGGAGACCGCGAGTAGGACCGCGCCTCCCGCTTTCGCTAGCCAGCGCCACGGGATCGCGTTCGCCTCGACGAGCTCGAACCGCTCGCGAAGATCGGCGAGGTCGCAGGCCATAGGGCGCACGATGTCGCGGAGCTCCTGCACCTCGCGGTAGATCTCGTGCAGGGTGATCCGGACAGCAGGCTCCGGCGCGGTCACCGGACGCCGTATTCGATCGACATGCTCACCGACCCGAGGCACGTATCGGCCGCGTCGACGGGTTCCCTGATGACGGACAGCCCCCGGGTTCCGGTCTTGAGTTGGACATTGAAGATCTTCCCACTCTCGACGGTGACGCGCGGCTCGCCGCCCGGGGCGATCGGGACTCCGAGGAACGACCACGAG